ATGCTGACGATCCATCGTCAGGATCCCAAGATGCTTGATCGAATCTCGCTGGATGATGACCAGCTCATATTTGACACGCAATCGCTGGATACGAAGGACGTCCATGAGTTTCTCAGAGCTTATGGCTGCCATAGTCCCGAAAAGCTGGACCTTATTGGGCGTGATCTTTTCCTGCTGGAGCCCTCCGCGTGGGATGAAGGCTACGTTCCCTTCTTTGCCAATACTGAGTCAATGTGGCATACGTTACGGACGCGCAGCAAAAAGCCTGAACACATGCACATCATTGGCATGGATGAGGATCAGCATGCTTCAATTTCACGACTCTGTGATCTGTATTTTTTGCTTAGAGAAACGCTCAAAACGCTTTGCCATAATAACGGCGAAGAAAGCCAGACTCTCAAATACGTGTTTTATAGCTCGAAAGAGTCGCTTCTTACAAAATTAGAAGTCTCGTACCTGATAGCATGTGACGAGCTAATGACCATCAATGTCGATGCAGCCGGAATTAAGCACGCTCAAACAATGCATGCAGCAATGATGGCAGACGAAGACGTTCATTGCGAAGAAAGGCGTCACGTTATGCGAGAAACGCTGACGGATTTCTTGAAGGATGAAAAGGACTGCAGCATTCTCGCGATAATGGCGTCCATTTCGATTTTCTACAAGAAATACAATGAGCGCTATAAAGTTTATGTAAGCAAGTTTTCGGTGAACAAAATTCTCACTGAAATTGAAAGTGATTGCGTTAGTTTTTTGGGTAAGGTCCAAGACGCAATTATGGCCCAGCAAACAAAGGCGTTCGCTATTCCAGGTGGTATCGTAGCGGCCGGCGCCATCTTGAAACCTGCTACCACCGCATGGGATTATCTCGTCATTCTCGTGGGGCTGATCATTTCGACTTGGATGATAACTTCCTTAAACAACAACGTAGTCGCCCATATCAAACTGCTTGCGGACGAATTCGAGCGCTCCACTAAGAAGTACGACGACATCGTCGTAGGCGTAGAAGAGATCCAAGAGAAAATTGAAGAGTCACGAAGTAAGCTTTCAACCTCCTCTAGGTTTGCTGAGTCCAGGCTTAATGCGCTAACCCGCGTATGCTGGCTAATACTCACACTTATAAGCCTGATTCTGCTCAAACGCTTTTTGGAAGCTTAGTGTCACAGTTTTGGCCAGTTCACCTGCTAAACCGAACATTCTGTTTGCGGCCAAAGCAGACTTAGTTCTGATCGGCCGCTCTTGGCCGTAAGCGGAAGCGGTGCTATCTGCCCCTAAGAGGTGTGTTCAAGCTCGTCGTTTGAGCTTTAGCGAATTTCCCTGGCTCACTTTTCTAAACTGACGACTCACCGTCGCGCGAGCCCATACAGTGGCGGGCCTGAAAGCAAAGCTCGCACTTGATTTAGGTTGTCACCAACGGTCATTGAAGCGAAATGCCTTTATACCAGCGGCTGGGCGATCCTATTGATAAGTTCCGGCCCATCATTCCGCACGTTCCCGACGTCCTTACCCACCGGATGCCACTCGAATTCCTCGACGCATAAACCATGCGCCAGTGCTAGCTCCTCAGCCTTGAGCGGCAAAAGCTCCTGCTGCATCCAGAGCGCAGCGTACTCTGGCGATAGAACCAGAGGACGCCGATCGTGAATATCGAGCATGCCGGCAGCGCTAGATGACGTAATGACAACAAAGCCGTCGCCGTCTCGGGGTTCCAGCGAGGCGCCTCGCTGAAACCGCCCGAGCGCAGCGAAAAACATCGGCTCGCCGCTACGGAGCGTGATGTAGTAGGGCTGCTTGATCTTCGGGTTGGCCGCGTCCTTCTTCCACTCGTACCAACCATCAGCGGGCACTATTGCGCGGCCGGTTTGCCAGATATCGCGAAAGAACTTGCTAGTCGCGGCCGTTTCCACCCTGGCATTTATCGCTGGTGGTCGCTTCCCCTGTGCCCACAATGGGGCGTAACCCCACTTGACCGGCTCCATGCGCAGGCCATCATCGTCCTGGTGCAGGAGCTGAACCAGTGATTGCGGACACACGTTGTAGCGTCCGATTGGCTCAGGATTCACGCTGCCACGCAATGGCAAGGGCAGCTGCATCGCGATCTTGTCCAGGTACTCATAGGCGATTCGGTACTGAGCGAAACGTCCACACATGGGTGCCCCCGCACATCTGGTTCAATTGACCGGACTCTAGCTTCAGAATACTGTATATGCATACAGTTATGAGGTCTGTGCCATGCCCGTCCATATGTTGGGACCTGCTGCTCCCGCCACAATTGCACTGCCGTTTTTCAGTTTCTGCGTGCCCGCCGGATTCCCGAGCCCAGCGCAGGACCACATGGAGGGGAGCATCTCGCTCGACGAGCTGATGAACATCCGAGCTCCGCATACCTACCTGGCGCGCGCAGACGGGGAGAGCATGATCCAGGTCGGCATTTTCGACCGAGACATTCTGATCATCGACCGGGGACGGGAGGCAGAAAAAGGGGAGGTGATCATCGCAGCGCTGAATAACGAGCCTCTGGTCAAGATTTTCGACCGAGCCGGCAGCCAGGTCATTCTGCGCTCGGCTAATCCGAAGTTCCCGCCGCGGTACCTCCTCGAAAGCGAAGAACTCTACGTATGGGGCGTGGTGTCATACAGCATCCGAATCCATGGCAAGTACTGAGCGGGCCATCGCCCTCATTGATTGCAACTCGTTCTACGCCAGCTGCGAGCGTGTCTTTCGACCAGACTTGCGCCGTACGCCTATCGTCGTGCTTTCGAACAATGACGGCTGCGTGATCGCGCGCTCGGCCGAGGCAAAGCAGCTCGGTATCAAAATGGGCGTGCCGTATTTTCAGATCCGGCGCGACCTGGAGCGTTGGGGCGTTGTGGTGTTTTCCAGCAATTACGCGCTGTACGGCGACATGAGCGAGCGCGTCATGACGGTCATCGAGAGCCTGGTGCCTGCGGTTGAGGTGTACTCAATCGACGAGTCGTTTGCCGACCTTACCGGTGTGCCAGACGTCGAAGTGCTCGGCAGGCGGATCCGCGCTGAGGTACTGCGCAGCACAGGTATCCCGGTCGGGGTGGGCATTGGGGGGACCAAGACGCTCGCCAAGTTGGCGAACCATTCAGCGAAGCGCTGGCAGAAGCAGACGGGTGGGGTAGTGGACCTTCTCGACCCGGTGCGGCGCGACAAGGTGCTGCGCGTGACTGACGTCGGCGATGTATGGGGTGTCGGTCGCCGGATGACCGAGCACCTGAACAGGTTGGGCATACGTACTGCTTGGGATCTAGCTAGCGCGGATGCCTGGACCCTGCGCAAAAAATTCAGCGTGGTCATCGAGAAAACCGCACGCGAACTGCGCGGGACGCCGTGCCTCGATCTGGAGGAGGTCGCGTCACCCAAACAGGAGATCTGCTGCTCGCGGATGTTCGGCAAGCGCCTGCGCGAGCTTGAGCCAATCAAGGACGCAGTGGCGGCATATGCCGCTCGGGCCAGCGAGAAGCTGAGGGCACAGCAGTCCATGTGCAAGCGCGTCCGAATCAGCATCCGTACCGGCATGTTTAATCCCGACGAGCCCAAGTTCGCGAAAGGCGTCGTGTGTGAGCTGCCGTATCCCACCAACGACACCCGCTACATCATCCGGGCGGCGATCGCTGGGTTGGAACACATCTATCGCGATGGCTTTTCGTTCAGCAAGGCAGAGGTCCTGCTGATGGACCTCTGCCAGCGCGGCGAGTACACCGACGATCTATTCGCCCAAACCCAGCCCGCCGCGTCGGAGCGCGTTATGGGCGTGCTCGATGCAATCAACGCCAAGTGGGGCCGCAATACCCTCCGGCCCGGCCGCGTAACCACCGCGCCGGACTGGGGCATGCGACGGGAGATGATGAGCCAAAGTTTCACGACCAGGCTGGATCAGTTGTGGGTGGTGCGGTGCAACTAGGCGAGTGCATGCGAGGACCGATGAATTCCAGGTACTGGTTGTAGTGCGATCGCTTGCATCCGTTGACCGCTGAAAGCGTAAAGAAAAAGCCAGGCAGTGCCTGGCTCTTGTGTTGGTCGGATAGCTTACTGAAGCCAACCCTCTACCTTTTCGGCGCCGTGCTTTTCTTTCCAAGCTTTCAAAATCTTATGATTGCCACCCTTCGTCTCTACCACCTCTCCAGTTTCTGGGTTTTTGTAAACCTTAACTTGGCGCTGCCGACGAGGCGCTTGAGACGTCGGGGTGGCGCTGATGCTGGTGCGGCTGGGCTGCGGATCCAATATTGAAATAATTTCGCGCAGGCCTACGTCATATTGCCCCATCAAATTGCGGAGTTTTTCCTCGAACTCGATTTCGCGCTTGAGTTTGTCGTCATTCTTAAGAGCATCAAGCTGCTTGAGCTGGGCTGCGAGCTGGGCTTCTAGAGCTTTGAATTCGGCGAGTTTGGACATGGGTAACCTTCGGAGAACGAAACTGCTTTGTGTGTCTCAGTCTACCGCTTGGGCACGGAGGGAGAAAACTAAAGACCGACCGATTTCGTGAGTAATTCAGTCATCGAGAAGGCTGGTACAGGGATGGCGCTGCGGAGTGTTTGTCAGCCAGAGAGGTGCGTACTTCCTGACATATGAAGTGGTGGGTTAGCAAAATGGGAGGTGACCAAGCGGCGGCCGTTGCATAGAAACGTCGCGCATCCCGTAGAGGAAGCGGACGTGAGCAGGCTTCTTCTGCTTTAGCAGAGGTAGCCATGCATAGCATCGAAATTGGAGCTAGCCATTTACCTGCGGCAAATGAAGAAAGCTGCCTTTTTTGACAACAATGGCAGCCGCTTCGCGAAGGCAGTTGATCATTTTGGTCTTATTGCTCGGTCTCGCTCCACATTCGTTTCGCTTACCTGCAAACGCCCAAAATGCTCAACTGCCCCATACTTGAAGGTTTCAAGTATGGGGCGCGGGGGCATACTTGAAGGAACGCTTCGCTGCTTCAAGTATGCCCCCGCAATTTTGTTGTCAAATCATAGCCGCCAGGCGTTGCCTGGCCGAAATGGCGATTGTGCACAGACGTGAGCTGCGCCATTCGCGGGCGCTGCCGCCCCGGCCTCAATCATAAGCCCGATCACTGCGGCACACTTGTCTTACGACCGCCATGTCACATGACTCGAGTGCTGCAGTCTCGCCGTGTCACTCGTAGGGCTTGCGGCAGTTAGTGAGTGTCGATGCGCCGGGTGACCGTGCCGTGTGTCTGTCACAGTGGCGTTATGAAGCGGTGTCCGGTCTGATGCCAAAGCGCCCACGCTTCAAATGAAATTTGTGTGGCAGCAGCCGACTGTCACGGAATTCTCGTCGCAGCGGATGCAAGTTCTTCGATGGTGGACTGTGCTCAGCGATAGGGCGTGCCAACCGTCGCCGCAAGCGATGCCCGGAGTTGCGTGAAAATTCGGTTTCTTTCCTGTTGTGTTCAGAACGAAAAAGGCCGCAGATTGGCTGCGGCCTTTTATTCATCCTGTCTCATAATCATCTCCAGGCGATGATTGTTTTGAACGCTACGCGCTAGCAAGGCTTTTGCTTAGTTCTCCTTCCTCGCTTTCCGCGTCCGGCTTGGTTTGCGAGCAGCTTTTTAAAATGCTCCCAGCGGATCTGCTCGGTCTGTGCGTTGTATGTCAGTCCCCGTTCCATCTGCTCCAGTAATCTCAGACTCAGTGGCTGCTCCAGGTAATGGTCTGCTGTGACTTCTGGTGCACCACCCTCATGGCCGAGCAGATAGGCGATCGTGGATGGAGATATGCCTGACCGTTCCAGCCGAACGGCAAACGAGCGACGGAGACTTTTAAAATTGAGCCCGCCATTAACCGCCGGCGGACAGTGCTGACCGATGTATCCTGTACCCGTGCACGGCCCGCAGAAAAACCGACTTGGGTCGCGGGAGTATAGGTGCTTTGGATCGAAGCTCAGCTCGTTGAAAAGCAGAGCGTCATTGCCATCGGCCTGGCGCCGTTCTTCTACGAAATTTAGAAAGCCCATCTCCACTAGCTTCGAGCAGATTGGAATCTGCCGAGCCGACGGCCCCGTCTTCAACGACTTGTTGTAGCCATTATCGTTGATATCGATAAGGTCTACGCCGTGGACATCCTGGATCACATCATGCACACGTAGCTGGCAGAGCTCGTTAAGCCGCGCGCCGGTATAGAGCCCAAGCGGGAGCAACCAAAACCGATAGGGCTTGGCGTCCTGGTTGATTTTCGGCAGGTCGCCTGCGAGATACTTTCTGTAGGGCCAGCCTGAGAACATCTGATTCAGATTGCTATCCAGAAATGGCTTGGTGATTTCGGCGTGTTTTGTATTGCAGGTCGCGACTTTGATCGCCTCGGTAATCAGCTTGCTCTCAAGTGCTTCGTCCAGCATTCGATTGAACAACTGATAGTAGGTCGTGAGGTTTGCGCCTTTGCTACCCGACGCAGCGTTCTGCTTGAGTAACGACGGTAGCTGATCCTTCAGACGCTGTACGTCGGCCCGATCAAGCTCAGCAACTCGGCGGGTAGGATTATCTTGCGTCAGAGCGATTTTTAGTTTCTCCATCCGCGCTCGAAGCATGTGCTCGGATTTCCCTGCGTAATTGTTTTCTCGCAGAAAGCGGGACAGCGTTATGTCCATGAACTCGGTAAGCAAAGGAGAAGACTGAAAGCGGTTTATCGCATCCGTAATCGCTGAAATGTTTGCCAACGCGATTCGCAAGTGTTCTTCATGGCCGGGTTCGACGATAAGACTCAGGCCTTTGTAAAAAGGAATGGAGAGGGGGGCAGTTACATTCATATATACCTCACAGTGGGTGAGGCTTGAGATTATTACTGGATGGATAAACAGTCAAGATAATCTATTAGGATTTACCATGCGATAGTTTTTATTGACAACTTGTCAATAATCGCAAGATGAGCAAAAGGTAAGAGCGAGCCCCTACCTTTTATTAGCTGAATATTATGCGTACGTTTTCCAGTGTCGCTTAGCAACCCGCACGCTGGGGAAGGGGGTGCCAACCGGGCGACCGACATTGAAAACGCCCTGGCGTTCTCGTAACTCTTGATAGTGCCGGTAATGGATGTGTCCCAGCCCTAGCCCGAAATCGAGCTTGTCGAGCTCGTCTTTGAGCACGTCAGACGGATAGCAGTCGCCGTACCCACCGGTGGTACTTTTATCCGAGTGGCCTACAAGCGCTTTGGCTTTCGCCAGGTCAAGGTTCTGTCTGCGAAATTGATTGATAAAGGTGTGGCGCAGACCGTGGTACGTCAGGCCGTCATCTCCCAGGCCGCAAAGCCCAAGGTAACCCCGGCTAATCTGGCTTGAGCCGAGAAACCAACGGCTCGCAACATGCCCGGGAGAAAGGTCGCCGTATACCCGAATATTGTCGAAAAGCGGAGCCTTGCCGTCTCGCTCGACAGCTTCCAGGCGTGCTTGATGAAACTCCAGGAAGCCCGACTCGATAAGCTGCCGGTGAATCGGCACCAACCTTTCCGAATCGGACGTCTTCAGCTGTTTCGACCCGCTTCGATTGATGCTGATGAGCCAGACGCCGAGTTCTTGCCGAATGTCTTCGAGCCGTAGCTGGCACAGCTCACTTAGCCTTGCGCCTGTAAAAAGGCCAAGCAGCGGCAGCCAAAACTTGTAGTCATCCAAGCGCCAGCGCGGCGGCGTGGTCAGTGTGTAGGCCGGACCGTGAAGAAGTTTCTCGATCTGGCTTGGGCTATACGTGCGCTTCCTCGGCGCCTCGGCTCCTTTGGTGCTGAATGCCAATCCGGCCGCGATATTTTCGGTGATGTAACCCTGATCATGAGCGTAGGTGACAAGGGCCCTTGCCAGCTCAAAAAACTTTTTCGCAGTGCGAGGGTTGATTGGCTCGAACTTACCGTCGCTAATGATCTTACTTAGCGGCTGGTTACGCGTGGCACGGAGGCGATGCCGGTTCTTCGGATAGCTACGCAGATGATCGCGTAGCGTGTTGAATTCAGCGCGAGTCAGCGTCTCGACTTGCCGGTGCCCGCCAAGCAGCTCGCACAGGCCTTCCAGGCGGGCCTTTGCGGTAATGCGAGTCCGCGGGTTAGCCCAGGCGCCTTCACGAATTTGCCGTTCTTCGTATTCCTTTACCAAAGCTGCGAGGCTCAACCCTGCGTTTGAACCACGCGCCGGCGAGACAATGCGATCGTTGACGGAGGGTTGCGTAAAGAGGGTTTCAAGCTTGGCTTTCTGCGCGTCGGGCAGAACGCTCCCGAGCGCATTCAGCAACGCGAGCGTGCCTGGATCCTGTGGCGGTGCCACAGCATCTGTCGGCGAGTTCAGCTCCGGAATCGTCTGCATAGGCTCGGCGGTTGCAGCAGAACCCAACATCCGCCGAACCAGGTCACCGATTTCCTGCATGGCTTGGGCGTAAGGATCTTGGTGATCGTCTTCCTGAAAGTAACGCAACAGCACCTTATCAACCTTCTGCAGCGTATACGTCAGCATGAGGACCGCAATGATGATGGAGCTAGTGAGCAGCTCAACCCGAAAGCTTTTCTTTTCTCTCAGATGCGCTTTCATGCACAGCGGATCGAGTTCGATAAGCATCACATAAAGCCCCGATCCCTCCTGCACCAAGAGCGCTCGATCAATGATGCGGAGCTTCAGATGCATCGCGTTGGCTTGCTGAAGATGAAAATGCAAAGCTTGCCGAGATTGCGGTAGTGCTGGGGGGATGTGCATGAGATTCCGACCCTGGTCTGGGCGGGCATGGCACAGGTATTCATAAAGCGTCATCGCTGCAAATGCAGGAGATTCTTTCGAATAGCGCCCTGGGGAGGGTGGGACGGTCTCGAGTACATCAAGGGCGGCGTAAATGTACCGGGCAGCGTCGCTCGCCACGTTCTGGTTGTTGGTTCCGAGCGGCCAGTCAAAGCGTACGAACCCGACCCCAAGCGCTTTTACCAGTGCGGGCGTTGGTGTCAGTGCGAAGAAAATTTCGCCCCCTGGCTCGTGGCTATAGAGCACTACACGCTCGGCACTCTCTTTCATCATGCGAGCGTGGGCGACCGAAAGGTCTTGGTTCGCGAGCTTCATGGGCGACGGACGGACTTTCCAAACCCGGTCGGCGAATTTGAGTGCTTCCGCTACCGCTAAGTGAAACCTTTGGAGGTCAACCAGCAGGCGGTCAGAAAAGAGCTCGACATAGTGCTCGGTTGCCTTGGCAAGGAACTGCTCGAAAGAAGCATTCAGGTACTTAGCGAGATCGCGGGCCAGGGCTTCGTCGTGGCTGAGCGACCACCGGATTTGCGCAGGCAGTTTCGGGTTGGCCGCGAAATGCTTAGGGAATGTGAGGTAGTACTGGAAGCCAGTGTTGGCTTGATAGACCAGGTGGGGGACACCCGTTTTGCTTTGGCGCTTGGACATGATGGCATACCTTTTGGATTCACAGACGGACTGTGAGTAATCCAATGCCATCAAATCTGGGCTGAAACCCGCGTTCTAGACGGGTTTCAGTGTTGAATTGGTGGAGCCGGGGGGATTTGAACCCCCGTCCTATGCCCGTATTTTCTTGGCTTGCGTGTGATGGTTGCTGAAATGTTGCTGAAACCGAAAAACTCACTTCGTTTTTCCGATCTCGGCGGCGGCGCGAACGATGGCCCGCCGAGCCGCCTGAAGTTCGGACAATGAGCCGTCGTCCCCCAGGTCTTGCACAAGGCATCCCTCGTCGCCTTTCTGATCATCAAAACGCACCTCGCAACCGCTACCGCTCATCTCGACGCCCATCTTCAGCTTCACAGCCAGCCGCAGCGCATCGCCATCGTTGGTTAGCGGGTTCCATACTTCATCCATGCCCTTTCGGCCAATCACCCACAACCCCCCGCTCGGGATGTATGAATCAATCGGGTCGGCCAGCGTCTTACCGGCCGCCTTGGCCGCCCGCTCCAGCAATTCACGATCCTGCATTTGACTCCCCTCCAGGGATTTGAACCGGCGTCCCGAACAGCTCTGCCGCCTTGCTGCCGGACGTGTCGCCATCGTTCGGAATGTATCGGCCATAGACGCGGGCAATCATCACCCAGCTACTGTGGCCCATCTGTTTTGCTACCCACATTGGATGCTCGCCGGCGCTCAGCATCATCGATGCATAAGTGTGCCGGGTCTGGTACGGGTTACGGTAGCGGACCTTCGCCTTGCGGATGGTCGGAATCCAGAATGACTTCCTGATCGCCTGATCGCCGTCGAACGGCTTTCCGTAGCGCTGATCATGGAAAACCGCCTTCCCTTCTATATAGGTGTGCGCCTTCTGCTCGTTCAGCGCCGCCAGCGCCATCGGCAACAGCTTCACATCCCGCAACCCCGCAGCCGTCTTCGGCAGCTCCGCTTCCTTTGCCGCCTTGGTCAGCCCACGCGATATCCGCGCCTCCCCCCGTAGCCAGTCAATATCCCCCCATTCCAGCGCCACTAGTTCCGACGTGCGAAGCCCGGTCCAGAATGCGAACTGCAGCAGGTTCCGGTATTGCCCGGACGCTGCTTCCAATATCGCGGCCTGTTCCTCTTTCGTGAATGGGTCTATCTCGTCTTCGGCCTTTGGCTTGCCCTTCACTGAGTAAGTCCAGCCGGCCAGCGGGTTCGATTCGATCAGCTCATCATCGACGGCATCATTGAGCGCCGAACGCAGGCAGCTTTGCACATTGGCCAACCGCTTGTTCGAGGCGTCCATCTTGGTGAGTTCGTCCCGCACCATCTTCCGCGTGAGCGTCACTAGCGGCGCATGGCCCAGCCTCGGCACCAGTACGCCATTGATGATCTTGCGATAGCCGTCCAGGGTCGACGCCTTCAGATGCGCCTCCTTTCGGGCCAGCCACTTGTCGAGATAGTCGGAGAGGGGAATCAACCCGGTCTGATGCCCGAGCTTTACAGCGCGCTTTGACTTGGGGAAAGTCGCCGCGTAGTCGAAGGTTCCGTTGTAGATGGCAAGCTCTACCGCTGCCTTGTGTTTCTCGGCACGCTTCAGATTAGCGGGGCTGGGCTCAAGTGGGAGACGCTCGCGACACTGCGTCCCTTCGTACATGAAACTGATTTCAATGCTGGAGGCCGACGCGCGCCGGACTCCATTCCGCTTTCCACCCATGCTTCGTACCCTTCCACGCTGATCAGCACATGGCCGTCTGGTGCCTTGATCCAGATTTCACCCAGGGGCCAGACTCCTTTGGAGAGCTTGGACCGGATTGCGTGCTCAGTGTAGCCGGTTGCCTCTGAAAACTTCTTGATGGTCTGATATCGGGCCATCTTTTACTCCTTCACTCTCACGCCGGCTGCTTCGATGGCGGCGCGGCAGCTCTCAATCACATGGGTGCAGCCCGTCGAATCCATGCGATCAGGCAGCTCAATCACCAGCTCCCGCCGAGACGCCACCCACACGTTGGCCATCTGCTGCTTCATGTCCTCGAACTGATCTCGGAACGGCTGGCGGTCCCACCACGCCTCGAACTCTGCTATCGCCTTGTCTGTGTGCATGTCTATCTCCTATCGGCTGACCCGAATGCTAGCGTCAGGGTTGGCAATGCACGCCTCCAGGTAGCGCGCCACGAACGGTACGAAGTGGACGTATCGACCCCAGCCATTCGGCGAGTCGAACTGTTCAAAGTGGCTCGGTCGCTCGACAAGCTGAGCCAGACCTGCGCGCAAGGGTTCGATCAGCTGGCTCGCCTTAGTCACGCCGATTTCATCCGGGCGCCAAAGGTGCTCATAAATGCCGGCCTGGCCAGCCATCGTGTTCAGGTTGTGCGTGATGTTGGCGTCGTAAAGGCACTGTTCTTCGTCGTCGTAAAGCGAAACGTCTAGGCTCATGGCGTGCAAATCCTCCCCGCCGACTCTCGCCGGCAGGCTGTGTGTTTGGGTGGGGTTAGGGGCTACTGCGCGGCGTTAGTGCGGCGCTGGTGCGTCTTCCGCGATGAGCTGCGCCAGATCCTCGTTACTGGCCAACGTGCGCATTGGTTCGCCGGTGAATCCCGCTTGCATCGGCACTTCTCCGAAGCGATGCGTCAGCCACCAGTCAATGAGTGCGTCGTCGCACCATCCAAGCTGATCGGCAACGGATCGCGTGAAAGCCCCTTGCAGGCCGTAGACCGCCGAGGGGAGCGGCCCTTCTGGATTGCCGCCGAATGCGCCGGCAACGATATCCATCTGCTCATCACAGGCGAGCATTGCGTCTCGCCATTGGTCAAGAATGTGCAGGATCTTGGCTTTGTCGGTGATGCTCACTGATCACCCCTCCTTCGCAGCCATGGCGGTCGAATCGCCATCAATCAGCGCATCTACCGCAGCATCGACGTTCCCGCCGAAGTCTTCCAGATCGACGCGCAACAGGTTGAGCCAGTGCGTGTCGTCGCCCTGGAGGCGGACGTAGCGCCATCGTTCCGCATCTTTCCGTAGTAGATCGGCCTCGGCGCGGAGCTGGTCAATCCGCTCCTTAAGCACGTCGGCGCGATGCTTGCCCAGCTCGCGTGGTTTCGCGGTCTCTTGCACCCACTCGGTTTTTTCGTGCCATTCGTTGTAGGCGTCCTCGAACTGTTGCAGCCTATCCCGCTCGGCGGTCACGGCGGAGAGGGCGTCGAAGCCTGGAAGCTGTTCCTTTAGCCACTTCGCCAAGAAGGATTCGGCCTCTTCCTTCGTCGCCAATCCCTTCACTACGTCGAATGCACGAAAGCTTTTTACTCCGTGCTGATTGATCGGGTCGAACACGTCGCACCCACTGATCCGCACGCCCCAGCCATTGCCAGTAAGCACCACCTCTGGCTTATTGCACCAATCTTGGAATTCACTCATTACTCACCTCCTTGAGCGGCAAGGGCGGCGCGATAGGTGGAAAGAGCTTGCTCAACCTGCTGAAGGCCTTGGGTCGTGTACTGATGGGCACGATCAAGTCTTCCATTCCACGCGGCCTCGGGCACGTCGTTCAGTTGCTTGAGCGTGATCCTGAAGTTTGACCTGGCTCGCTCCAGCGCCTCCACCAGCTCGGTCTGCGCAGGCTGCGAGACAGGGGCGGCGTTGTCGGCGACCTCCTTCGCGGCCGCATATAGGCACGCAAATCCACCGCGTCTCGCCTCGTCGCGTCCATGCCAGTAACGGCACTGCTCTAGGATCAGGTCGAGTATTTGCTGTGTTGCTGACGGCCGCTGCTCGGTCTGCGCGGGGCGGGTGCGCTGCCAGGCGGCGTAGGCGTTCCAGCCTTGCCACCAAAGCTCCATGGCAGAGCTGACATAAGACCCGTCCGGGTGCTTTTCGGGATTGCTGTAGCCACCCAGGCGCATGTGTGCCTCGAACGCCTGCCGCTCTAATTCAATATTCATCTGGCGAATTCTCCGTAATGTGTAATCTCGGCTGACTTCCTGGCGCAGGCGGCATCGAAAATGCTGGCGAAAGTCCCCAGGTGTGCCAGTCGTTTATTCACACGAATGCTGGCTCGCCATTTTTGGGATTGCGGATGAAAATAGATGCCCTTGGCCCCGGTCGTATTGGTGACGGGTAGCTTGCAGTTCTGCATGTTCTGGCAGATCGACGCGCCCCTGAGATTCTCGATTCGGTTGTTCGAGGGGTTGCCGTCGATATGGTCGACGTATTCTGGTAGCTCGCCGTGGAACATGAAGTAGACGAGCCGGTGGCAAGCAATCATCCGCCCGCGCGTCGGATGGATTCGCATGTATCCATCCCGATCAGGACGGCCGACCAACTTGCCGACATTTCTTTTTTGGCAGGTCGTTACCCAATAGAGCGACCCATCCGCGTATCGGACTCGCCCAGCAAGGTCTTGGCAGTATTCCAGCTCAGTCTTCATGGCTCTGACCTCGCTCATCCTGCGCCGCTGCTGGCTCTACTGCCGCCTGACCATCCCTGAACCCCTGCGCTGCGGCTGTGGCCATGTCGACGGCGGTGAAGGTGTCGGTGGGCTCAGGCTGCTGGGATAGGGCGCCCGCTGCGTTCAGCACTTCTGCGACCTCAACTTCCCACGCCTTCTGCTCGGCTTGCAGGTGATCTTCGTGATAGTGCTGATCCGGCCTCAGTCGCCAAGCAGCGGCCAACAACCCGCGCAGCTTCTCGTTCTCCGCCTTCGCAGCCCCCAGCTCAGCGCCGAGGTTCGTCAGTTCTTTCAGTTCGCTCTGTGTCATGTCCTTTGTCCTGTGTTGGTGGGCGGCAGCGGAAGCAGGCGCATTGGCCGATCCGCTTGCCGTCCGTGCGGCAGAAGATGGGTGCGTTCATTTGTGGGTAGCAGTCAGGATCACGACGGCAGTGCTCGTGCCGGCGAATTCGTTGTCGTAGATGCGGGAGTAGTCGTGGGCGAAGCCCGGCAGCAGCTCCTTGCCTTTGGCGCTGGCCGGCAGGATTGCCACAAGACGGCCGTCCGGTTTGAGCAGGGCAGCGGCTGCCTCCAGGTGTGCCTGCCAGCGGCCTTCGCTGAATGGCGGGTTCATCACGATGCGGTCTGCCTTGGGCTGTCCGGGCGCCCACTTCAGGAAGTCGGCCTCGATGACGCTGTGCCCCTTGGCGCGCAGGATCTCGCAATGCAGAGGGCTAATCTCGACGCATGTCGTTTGCAGCTGTGGCAGATGATCGGCAATGCCACCCTGGCCTGCGCTCGGCTCAAGCACGCCGTGGTGCGGTTCGATCTGAGCCAGTTCAACCGCCGCCAGCGCGATACTTTCCGGAGTTGGGTAGAACTGGTGCGACTTCTGGTCAGGGATGCAGCCAGAGCACACTACGGCGTCCAGCACCTCGGTCGGGTTGTAATCGAACTGCCAGTAGTGGGCGACCTTGGTCGCGCCTAGCGCCTGCAATACCTTCTCAGCTTCTGCCATAGCCGCCTTGTCGTGCTGCCCGTAGTCGAAGCGCATCGCGTTCGGCACTTCCTTGTAGCGCTCTGGCCATCCGTCCAGCTTTTCGCTGACTTGGCGCATCCCGGCGAGCAGGTCAACCACGGAAAACGGCAGCGGCCTGTCGAACAGCTCGAAGTCCTTGAGCTTCTTGGCGCGCTTCGGCTTTGTTCTCAGCTCGGCTGGTATAGCTGTCGGGTGCAGGTTCGCCAGGATAGCGTTGAGCCGCCACGCCATATCCGGGTGAACGTCAAGGTGAGCCGTGGCCACGCCGCCGTATACGCGAATCCTTAGCGCGCCGCCGTCAACCGCCATCCACTGGCCATTTTGCCGACTCGCCGCCTTGATGACGGGATCGGTAGAGCCATGCTTTGGCTCGTCGCGCCCCATGAACTTGGCGATCACGCAGCGCAGGTCGTTGATGTGCCCGGCCGTCCCATAGCTGAACACACCCTGGATGATCATCCTCTTGCCGAATCCCTGCGGCTGGTTTGTTACGTGCTGCCGGCTCAGCGCACGGAAGATCCCATCCACGCGCTCAGCCAGGAATTGTGAGCGGCTGTGCAGCAGGCTGGTCAGCGTCGACCGCACCGTTGCCTCCTCGAACTCAGGAAGCGCGGGCAGCTCATTCTCTCCGCTGTACTTGCTGGCTTTGCGTCCTTCCGGGTTGCGGATCTGCTCGTGCCACTCTTCGCGGCGCTTCTGCGGCATGTAGTCCATCACGTCAGTCATGCGCAGCGCGCGGCTCCAGAAGTCGGCGTTGAGCTGGGCAATGGCGCCCTCGACGCGGAACAGCGCTTCAACCGTGGTCGGCATACTGTGCCGCTGCTCCCGCACGTTGCCTTCGACGAAGTAGTGCAGGGCTGATGCGTTCTGGCCATCTCGCACAGCCTCTGCCAGCGCCTCGATGTTGCTGCGTGCTGCGTTGTATTGGCCGATCAAGCCGTCAACCAGGTCGGCAGACATTGGGGCGAAGAACTCCGAAACGTCCTCGACCAGCTCGCCGTCTAGGTGTTTGGCTGCTACTGTCATTTCTTCCGTCTCCCGTGCGTTGTTGCCGTCCAGCCGGCGCTAGATACCTGGTTGCCGTGGTCAGCTATCAGGCTGTCGATCAGGGCGCCCATGTAGGCGACTAGGCCGGTTACTGTTTCGCCGCGGGCCGTCGCGCTGTGGGTGTGCTTCTCGCCGTTCGGCAGCACGAACCACGCGCGGGCTTTCCAGTCCGAAGGGCGCCGGGGCTCAGTGCCGCGAACAACTGGCCGCGACACTCGGTTGTCGATTGAATAGAGCGTCACGATGCAGCTCATGGCTGGCATACCTCCAGCAGTGCCGCCTCGCTCAGATCACCAAGCGGCGCGACGTGGTATTGGGCAAGCGCGTAGACGCCCCACGGCTTGCCAGTGATTTCTGCCCGGTACGCCGCGTGGCGGATGGCGTCGAGCACGTCAGGGAATCTCATGCCATCTGCTCCAGTGCCCGACGGGCGAATGCCGCCAACTCACGCTTCGGATCGCGGCGGCGCTTGAGTACGGTCGTCGGGTCGTGCCAGCGCTTGCGCTCAATGGGCTTCACTTCGCGGAAGCCTTCGACCTGCTGGATGGGTACGCCTGATTCGGCGACGAGTCGTGAAAGCCAGGCAGCATCAGCCGCCCGGCCCGCTGGGGTTAGGTTGCAAAATGTCATGGTTGTGTACCGGGAGGAGGGCGCGCTGGGCGCCCGGTTGGGTCAGATCAGCAGCGAGCGGGCGCCGCGGTAGGGGTCGGCAAAAGGTATGTCACCGTCGTCAAACTCTGGCGGCTGGCTGGGCTGATGCCGTTGTTGCTGGCGTGGCGCCTGCTGCCTGTCGCCTCCATCCTGTTTTCCGCCAAGCAGTTGCATAGTCCCGTTCATGTCCACCACGATCTCGGTGGTGTAGCGCTTGATCCCGTCCTTCTCCCACTCGCGGGTCTGCAAGCGGCCTTCGATGTAGCACTGCGAGCCCTTGCGCAGGTACTCGCCGGCAATCTCGGCGACCTTGCCGAACAGCACAACGCGGTGCCACTCGGTGCGCTCCTGGAGCTGGCCGGTCTGCTTGTCCTTCCAGCTGTCAGTCGTTGCCAGCGTAATGTTGGTGACCGCATTGCCATTGGGCATGTAGCGGGTTTCCGGGTCGCCTCCGACATTGCCGATCAAGATGACTTTGTTCACGCCTCTCATGCCGCCTTACTCCTCATGCGCTCTCGCATTTCGTGTTCAAGTTCTGCCAGCTCTTCGAGGAAGAGCTTGATCTCGGTTTCCATCTGCCGAATGCGTGCCTCGTCGCGCTCCAGGCGGAAGCAGGCGTACTGCAGCTCATCCGGCAGGCGGTCGTCGAAGGTCACGAAGTCGACCCACTCAAGCTCGGCGCAAGCCATCTGCGCGAACATCTGCCATTCGTACTGCGGGTCATGCTTGCCGGATTGGATGGTGGCGACGTGGGTGGCCGTATTCGGGCATTTGATCTCGAGGCCGCCGCGCCCCTTGGGTAGTAGGATCAGGCCGTCTGGCGAGGCACCGAAGCTTTCGATCTTCGGGTGCAGAAGCAAGCCCGCCTCTACGATCATCAGGCCTTTGTCGACCTCGTAAGCGGAGCGTGCGATGGGCTCCAGTTCGTTTCCGCGCTGAACGGCCGGTTTGCGGGAAAGGTCTTCGCCGCCAGGCATTCCAGTCAGCCGCTCGCAAAGCAGCTGCATCATGTAGTTCTGGCGGGTAGCAGAAGGGGCGCCTCCGCGCCCCTTTGCCATTACGTCTTTGACCTTGCTTGCAGTGACCTTGCCTAGCCTGGCCGCGAACCATTCATCACTGCGCTGATCCATCTCTCACCTCCTCGTACTCGGCATCGACCGGCTGCTCCATAAGGAACTTCTTGCGGGCGTCCTTGGCGGTTGTCAGTTGGTCGCGTGCGCCTTTCGACTTGTGGGACTTCCAGGCATCGCCGAAAGCGGCTTGCAGGTCTTCCATCGTCGGCGCTGCGTTGATCAGCGATAGAGCTTCTGCAATGTCCTCGATCGTCTCGCCGGGCGTCACGTCGCGCTCCACGATGCGCTCGGCTTCATCCTGGTCGTAGATGCCGGCAAATCCGAACGCAAGACGGGCGCACTGGATCATGGCCTTGTGACGCAGCATCCGCTTCGGGTGCGACTGCCACGGCTGCGTGTTGCGCTTACACTCGGACATGTACTCGGTGATGCTGGTAGGGTGCTTCCGGTCCTTCCGGTAAATACGGCACGTGTACTCGCTGCCGTCGGCGGGCATCTCGAAGTCCATCCCGTCAAACTGCGGATGCTCGTTGATGATGCGCGACCAACCATCCAAGCCAACAACCGGCACAATCCCGTTGTTCTTGTCCGGGAAGGCGTACAGCTCTTTCGTGAACGGGTTCAGCTTGTACTGATCCGCGACAATCAGCAGGGCGACCATCTGCGCGTCGCTGACCTGGCCCTTAAAGCAGGTCTGCTTCAGGGTGTTGGCGACCTCTGCCGGGGTGGCACCCATCTCGTAGCGCTGGGCGAATTTGTTCAGTAGCGGTGTCAGTGCGGTGCTCATCGGATCTACCTCAGTAAGTGATCTGGATGTTCGGAATCTGACGCTTGGCGATCAGCGTCACGGCCTGCTTGGCGCACGCTTCAGGCATACCGCCAGCAATGAATGCTTCCAGTGCGGCGCGGTTGATCGAAGCCTTATGCGCCTTGTCTGCCTCGCGGGCCTTGGCTTCTGCCTCAATGCGGGCCTGCTCGTCGGCTTGGCGCTGTCGCTCGGCTGCTGCGGCGCGCTCGGCGCGGGCTTCGGCGTCACGCTCCGCTTGCTCGGCGCGCTGCTGGGCTTCTACCCGTTCGCGTTCGGCACGTTCGGCGGCCAGCTTCAGTTCGAGCTCGCGGCGCTCCGCGGCGGCCTTAGCCTCGGCTTCACGGCGCACTGCCGCTTCGCGTTCGGCCTGTGCGCGCTGCTCGGCTTCGCGCTGGGCTTGCTCGGCGGCTTCGCGGGCGATGCGCTCCTCGCGCTCCTTCTGCTCTCGCTGGGCGGCTTCGGCGCGGAGGCGTTCGAGTTCGGCTTGTTCAGCCTCGTATGCCTGCCGCTTGGTCAGTGCCAGCTGCAGGGTCGTGAGCGTGGCGGCCTTGACGCGGTGCGCCTCGGCTTCGAACTCTTCCCATTCCGGGCCTATCTCGACCTCCTCAATCAGGCTGATGACTGAGGCGATCTCCGCGGCGGTGCGATCGTCGGTGTCGAGTGTTCGCAACTCCTCAATCCGCCGCTCGTGACCGGCCACCCTATCAGCCTCTGCCTGCTCCCACTCATTCAGCGGCGCCCGCACTTCGTCCTTCCAGGCATCCAGCGTGTCACGCATCCGCTTGCGCTCGGCGTCGATCTTCTTCGGGATTTCCTTCAGCTCGGCGACCAGCTCCTTGCCTACGTTGTCGAGCGCAGTCTTGGAGCGGGCGACCTTATGGGCAATCGATGCAATGGCGTCGCGGCCTTTCTTGGTCGAAACGTCCGGCACAAAGCTGTCGATTTCGGCGCGGATTTGCTGCAGGTACGGATCAAGGCCGTTTGGCGCCTGGAAGACCTGCAGGGCGGTTTCCTTCGGTGGCACGACGGCCAGTTGGTTTTCCGTGGACATAGGGGCTCCTTGCCGCGCCATGCGCAGCCTGTGAAGTAGTGGGGTTATCCGAAAATGAAATACAACGCCGCCTCAAACGCGACGCCGATCAGCAGCACGCCAGCCAGCACGCCGAACCCGGTAAGGGTCCACCACGCCGCTGCGAATGAGTGGCCTGTGGGGGTGTCGTCGTAGGGGAGGGATTGGGTGCGGTTCATGCCGGCACCTCCTGCGATTTCTGGCGCTCTGGCTGGAAGTCGCCACGCAGAGGCATGAGATAGCGCTCCGGAACGTAGAGTGGCGTCACGCCGTCATCCGTGACCCACCATGCATTGCAGCCAGCCTCGTAGGTCGTCCGGTCGTATTCGAATAACGAGCCGGCAGGAATCCGCTCTAGAAGCTCTACTTGCTGGTAGGCCAAAAGTAAGCCGTCAAAATCCTTGGTCGTCAGCGCCAGATCGCCCGGCTTGAATTGATTGCTCATAGCGGCGCCCCGTTGGTGATTCGATCTGCAAGGCCGTGAGCGAGAGCCCAGCCGGTGAGTAGTGCAAGGGTCACTGCGAAGCCCCGCCACCATGCGTAGCGCAGGGATCGTTGTCTTTGGCTAGCCATCACATGGCCCTCCCGATCTCGGCTGCGGCGCGGACGATGGCTCGGCGGGTGGCGGCAAATGGGTCGCCGTTGTGTGACTCGCTTAGCAGAATCTCGGGGTGAGAGATGCTGTACACGTCGGTGACGTGGCTCTCGCTGTACTTGGGGTGAATCTTTATCCCCGTGTAGCACTCGACGCGCAGGGAGAGAGTTACCGCCAGCCGCAGAGCATCGCCGTCGTCGGTGAGCGGGTTCCATGGCACGAAGCCGTCACCTTCAAGAATCCACACGTCACGCAAATCAACGGCGCCGTTGTGGTATTCGATCTTGTCGCCCCAGCCGCCGCCAATCGCAGCCGCTTTCGCCGCCAGCTCCAACAATTCGCGGTCATCCATCACACACCCCCCAATAGCGCCACGTAGGCGAGAGTTCCGATAAGCGATCCGGCTACGGTGATGCCTAGGGCGCCGGCCAGCTCCTTGAGGACGTAGGCGTTCATGGCTGCTCTCCTTCAACTGGAGTCATCCAGTCAGCGTTATGCTCAAGTAGCGTCAGCTCCCATCCGGGCGCGATTTCGCACATGCCGTATTCGCCGAACTGCCCGGAGTAGTAGCGGGCCTCGTACAGGTACAGTCCTTCGCCGTGGCTGAACTCTTCTTCATCCCTGAGTTGCTCCTCAATTTCGCAAAGAGGATCAAGAGCTATGCGCCCGTTGATGGCGCATATGAATGGATCTTCACCGCCTTCAAGGCGAAGAACCTCAATGATCACCGGCCCTTTGTTGAAAACGTCCTTGGTCATGGCTGCTCTCCTTGCAGGGTGGCGAAAGGGCGTCCTCGCTCGTCATATTCGGGGCGCTCTGGTGGGTATGCGTCGGCAGTCATCGCCTGCTCCAGTGCGGCGCGAAGGTTCTCGCTGTAGTTCTCACCAACCACGCGCTCGCACGGCTCAGCCATGAAGTGCCCGACGATCTCGATGCTGATACTGCTGTCGCCTGCATCACCGTTCGGGCTGCTGAGGAATCGCACGTCCCAGCACTCGCCCTCGATGGCATCCAGAAGCTCGCTGTCGCGCTTCCATTTGGCGGAACTGGCTATCAGCGCATCCCGCTCAGCGAGAAGGGTGTCGTAGTCGGTCGCTAGGACATGGGCGCCTGGCCCTATTGGATAGGTATGTGGCTCAGCGAATTCGCTAAGGCAGTACCGCTTCACTTCCTTGCTCATGCCGCCTCCTCGCATGCCTTGCGCAGCGCAGCTAGGGTTTCTTCACAAGATCGGGTGCCGGCGAACTCGATCAGTTCGACTGGTTCACCCTCGTCGTCAGTCTGGCCAATGTCTGCGTAAACGATGGTTTCGCCAGCAAGCTGTTCCATGCTGATCTGGATGTTGTTCTGGACGAAGTAGGCCTCGTCCTCTGGGTGCACCTTGGTCACTTCAATGACCTCGGCGCGACCGTGCGGCGCGATGTATACGGTGGCTTTCATGCCGCAGTCCTCACGGTGAATTTCGTCTTGAGCGTCCATGCCTTCGTGACTGCGTGATTCATCCGCAGGTAAAGGCTCGTTTCGATCTGGCCGGTGTCGCGCAAGGCTTTCAGGTAGCCGTACAGCACGTTGCAGTGGTAGTCGGCAGTGGCTGCGTACCTGGCACCCCGTAGGTGTCTGAAGTGCTCGCGAATGGTGTCTTCGGTCTTCATGCCGCTCTCCTTGTCTCTTCGTCGTACTGCCGGCGCGCTGCGATCTCGATGCCTCGGGCATTCTTGATCAGCCACTCGCCCAGTTCCTTCGCGTCATAAGGGCCATCCGGGATGACCTGCTCGACGCCGAAGAAAAGCTGGCCGTCGTCAACCACCGGATCGAGACGAAGCTCGAAGCCGTTGTGTGTGAGCTTCATGGGGATTTCCTCGATATGGCACCCACTGCAAAGCCCCCGTCCTGTATCGCAGGACCAATGAGGTACAAGGGGAGGCTTTGCGGTGAGTGCTGGGGTAGGAGGGTGATGCAGTGGCCGGGCGCTACTCCGACTGTTGTGCCGTACAGTCTCAGACTGCCGCCTTTCGGCCTCACGGCTGCGTGTCTGCTTTCCACGCCGCACTGCATCGGGATGCATCAGGCGGGGGAGTCGAACCCCTTTGCCTCGCCAGGCGCCTGCGGATTCGAACCGCTTGCTGGGATATCTCCCGCACCACCAATGGACCTGATGCATTCCGATACAGCGCTGCTTACGGCAGCGACTCGGCCATCTCAACGGGCAAGCTGTGAGGCCCCGCCAACGGCTGCCGGGGTTTTACGCAATCAGGGCACTACCGGCTTATCCCCGTCGCAGATATCCCGAAGGGGCGCTGCGCTCGCCTGTTTTATCGTTCATTCATCCTTCTCCTTTCCAATTCCTCCCCCACCACTCAGCAATGATCCATACGATCCAGATAGCGGTGAGGGATATGAGTGCTTGCCAGAGGGTCATTGGGCTCCAGGCTTCATGAAAACTAGCCAGTGCGTAAAGCCGGCTCGGCCGCTGACTTGCCCAAACATCGGGGCGCAAGGCGCAAGCGCTAGAACCTCGCTCACTTTCACTTTGGTCTCATTCCATTTGAATACGAGCACGCCTTCAGGCTTCAGCACCCTCCAGCACTCAGCGAATCCGCTACGCAGGTCGTCTCGCCAGTCAGTGCTCAACTTCCCGTACTTTGCTGCGAGCCAGCTTCTCGGTCCGGCGCGCTCGAGGTGCGGCGGGTCAAATGCGACTAGACGAAAGGAGGAGTCAGGGAATGGGAGGTCGCGGAAATCCATCATCAAATCTGGATCTATAACCAGGCTGCGCGTGCCGTCCTGCCGCCCATGACTGCGGTCTGTGACTACCACCGTCTCCCGGCGTATGTCGCCAAAAATGGCTCGTGGATCGGACTTATCGAACCACATCATCCGACTGCCGCAGCAAGGGTCTAGCGCGAGAGGCATTTGCGTCCATTCGCTCATCTCATCCTCCTATGTGCTGATGGGTGCCCATGGGGCGGGGTTATTTACGTTCCCGGCGCCAGTCATAAGCCAGGGTGGCTAGAAGGACGGCTGCCATTAGGTACAGCTCGGGGAGGGTGGGCATGGGTTAGGCCTCTCGCGGCTTGAATGAAGATCCGCGCCGCTTCAGCATTGATGGCGTTTCCGTAGGCGCGCAGTCGTCCCACTCGGGAGGCAGCGCCATGAGCCAGCGGGAATGTGCCGGGTTCAACTGGCCGCCACTTTCCATCCCGGCAGCTGAGCCAGTCAGCATCTCGCCAGAGGCCGTTAACCGGGCCGGCTGATCCGCCTTGCAGCAATCCACTGTCTTCCGGCTGCTGTCGTTGTTGCCCGCTGCGTTGTTCCCGTTCTGCGCTGGTGTCCCGGCCATGGGTGTCGGCCACCCCGCCAAGCAAGCACCCATGCTCAAGTCCTGCGGCGATCCCTTCCGCTCGATTTCTCGAAGAGATCCTTCCAGCGTCCGCACATTCTTCTCGCCGTCCGCTGCGCGCGGGGTCGGCCAAGCAGCCAATAGCGCAAAGTCGTTCAGGTTCGAGCCGTGGCGCGTTGTCCCCATTGCCCGTTTTGCCTGCCCACCGCCCGAGCCGTCTTGAGCCTGCGGCGTTGGCCAACCAGTAGAGCCTGTCCCTGATGTGCGGAGCACCGACGCCCGCAGACGGGAACGGGACGGCCCCGAAGGCGTACTCCATGGCTTCCAGGTCAGCTTGTACAAGGTCGAGCCAAGGGCCTGCGTCGCTGCTCGCAACCTGCTCTCCAAAGACGACTGGAGGGCGGCACTGCTCGATGAGCCAATTGAACGCTGGCCAGAGGTGGCGCTCATCAGCAAACCCAGCTCCTTTGCCTGCCGCGCTGAAAGGCTGGCATGGGCAACTCCCGGTCCATACAGGAACGTCATCTGGCCATCCGGCTCTACGAAGAGCGAGGGACCAGACTCCAACACCTGCAAAGAAGTGGCATTGCGTGTAACCGGTGAGGTCTGCAGGGCGGACATCCTCGATACTCCTCTCGTCTACGTCGCCAGGCGCGATGTGGCCCGCGGCGATCAAATTGCGCAGCCACTGAGCCGCGTATTGGTCGTTCTCGTTGTAATACGCGGCCATTGGCGCCTCGCTTGTTAATTCATCACGCCACCAACTCCACCTCATCCACTCGCTTAACCCTTGTCAGCGTCTGCTGCCGGGGTGCGTCTGGACGGCGTATGGGGCGGATCTGTGTGTGCTCTCCGCCTACCAGCAGAGCCAGTACCAACGGGGCGATGATTCCGCGCTTCATGGCCTCAGCGATCAGGCCGCGGATGGTCCGCTGCATCCCCAGCTTGAAACGCGCGGTGTCGAGCTGCTTCTTGATCGTCGAAGGCGCGCAATCCATGCAGCGAGCTATCTCCTTCATCGTCATGTCCTTCGCCGCGTAGATCGTGGCCATCAGCTGCCGAGGGGCCAGGCCTTGGCCTAGGCGTCCTTGCCATCCGTCTATCTGGATCGTGTCCATGTAGGGGTTCCTTGTTATGCGACTTCCTGCCATTTCAACTGGTAGGGCCTTTTGGTCTTTTTCTTGGATTCAGCTGCAACCTCACGCGGGCCCTGATGCAGATATCGCGGCGGGCCGCAGAATCATTCTGCATCAGCCTGATGAACTGCTCGGCAAACTGGGGTGCGTCGAACATGCCGCTCAACTGCACCACCCGCTTGCCGGCCATCACTCGGGCCACTCTCTGCTCCACCTTTTCCGCCCGCTCGTCCATGGTCAGCTCGCGCTTTCCATTCGACGTCGGCGTTTTCTTGCGAGCCTCTTCTCGGGCGAAGCGCTCTGTCATTCCGAAGACTGCGTATGTGCTCATGGTTGTTTCTCCGGTTGTCATCCCAAAGCGCCCGCGTTGGCAGGCGCTTCAGTGATGCTTTCCTGCTCACCCACCCGCTACTGGCGGCAGTCGGTGCGGTTGGTGGTCATCGGCGATGGCGTTTGATAGTGTTCTGGCATCACAAGGAGGTGCCTATGGATGCGAAAAGCCTCGATCTGCTGCGCCAGCTGAAGGCCTCTATGACCGAGGAGAGGCGCAACAGGGATTGGCCAGAGAAGACCTGCCGTTTCTGCAAGCTTCCGTTCCGCTATCACGTCAGCTGGGTCCCGGCCCCAATCATGTGCAAGGGGTGCCGGACTGAGCGGAAGACGCCTTACAGGCCGGGCGAGGGCGATACGCTCTATCTCGAAACTCAGGTATTCAGCGGTGGCGGCCCAGGAACGGGGCGTCGGAAATGAGCAAGGATCGCGTCAACGAAACACCTGCAGAACTCATTGACCGACTGAAGCGAAGCCGAGAGAAGCTGAGGATCAGGCTTGATCAGATGCCTCCTGGGCGAGGCGCTGGCCTATATCTCGAGTTGATGGAGCTGGATCGGCGTATCAAGCGCGAGGAAATGCACTCCGTGTCTGGGTATCGAACTCCGCGTCGCCCTGTCGCTGGCGGGGCGCCTGGCTCGAAGCGCCGCAAATAAGCTCTCCAAGTCACCCTGAATCGCAAGGAAACTTGGAGAACATTCGGCCCGTCTTTGCGGGCCGCTGTCCCATTCGCGCTCACCTACTGGGTTCTTGCGCGTTCCTTCTTCTGGCTGTCTGGCCGGGGTTACAAGGCCACCTCCGGCTGGGCACCAACAATCACCGCAAGCCTTTCGGGCCTGTCCGCTGTGCCAGGTACAGAACCGCGTTCTGAGCGGCCCTGGCAGGGAGCGTTAGCAGCGCAACCCTTCGCTCGCCATTTCCAGATGCCATGGCGCGGCGTCGAGCAGGCCAGTTCCAGAGCTGGCATGGGGCGGGGAATTTGTTGATCGCGCTGTTCGGTTGCCCGGACCCCGCCGCGATGTTCCCAATCTGTTAAAGAGCGTGGGCTTTTCAGGCCCTGACGCGGTGCTGCTGCGTCGATGGGTGAACAATAAGCCAATGCCTAATCTTGTGCAATAGGCATTAGCTAATTTTTTTCCGGTAGACGAACGAACCCCGCCCCGAGGCTCCGCCGAGGCCCTATTGAGGGAATCAGGAATCAGGAATCAGGAATCAGGAATCAGCCGGGCTCGACATGGCCTAGGCCCGTCCAAGGACAGAACATTGCGTGTATGCGGCGGAATAGAGCCTTTCGAGAGGCGTAAAAAAGCCCGCGATGCGCGGGCTTGTGTTGGTGCTGTTCGGCTATGCGGCCCACTCCATTATCTCTTGAGCCAGGGACTCGGGCGTCTCCCGAACCTCAAGGTAGTAGCCGATTTTCTGCAGGCGCCAGTAGATGTCATCGATGAGGTTTTCAACCTGCTGCTGGTTGCGATGCCCCTCAAGGCCGTTCGGCATTGAGATGAACAGACCTGGCTGATAACGGCCGCGCTCTGATGCGACAGAGAGGTTGCTCTGCGCACGCAAGAAGTGAGTTTCGATGGTTGCCGGCGTGTTGAACCAGGCCGACATGATGCTACCAACCTTAGTATCGGTTTTGATCGGGATGTCGATGTGGTGCTTCTGCCCGCCTTCGACTACTTCGATGATTCCGTCCTGGGTGAATATCCTGTCAGCTTGCAACCCGTAAATTCGCCGGGCGGCATTCTTAACCTGCTGGCGAATTGTCTCTTCGCTGTGTGCCGGAAGCCGCTCTTGCTTTGCCGGAGCCTTGGCTTTGTACAGGCTTGAGTGCAGGCCCGCGACCTGATCCAGCACATCTTCCGTGCTATGTCCCGCGTAGTCGCGCATCGGCTGGGCGAAGAAGCCGGAGACGGGCGGAACCCACCCCTCAATATCTCCCGTTCTCTTCAGGTGGACCTTGAGGCTGTCTGTCAGGATAGCGAGCAAGCTGGCTGCGTTGCTGCCCTGGCCGCGGTAGAGAACCGAGAGTATCTCTGGGCTAAGCAGGCTGATCACCCTCGGCGAGCCAGACTCATCAGCAAGCGCTACGGCAGCGGTAATCCGCTCGCCAGATCCTATGATCGGCTCCCAGAAAATGTGGCTAGCCCTAGCTGTGTAGCTAGGTAAGTCGGGGAAGCTAGTCATTTCTTTTGAAGTTCCAAGGACGATTGCGCGTGGCCTATCCGCGTGGATATTAGCAGCATAAGCGCATGGATACGCTGATGCAGGAATGCCATCAAACTATCGACCGTTGGCGCATCAGAAAGTCCCTTCAGGATCGCCAGAATCTCATCGCGAACGCTGGCGCCGGCAAAAGGCTGGCAAGAGGTTTTTGCCTTCTTGATCAGGGCGTCTAGGGTTTTGGGCGACTGGTCTCCCGCTGCATACGTGAGAAGGAGGTTTGCGGGAGCTGGATCGCTAACCTGAAGATTGCGCGGGATGGCTTCACTGTGGTCAATCAGTGCGAAGTTACTGCCACCTCCGTAGAGGATGTTGCCGCCGTGTCTGTCGGCATTGCCGGACCACTCATCGAAGCAGCCGGCATCAATGAGCTTTGACCATTGCGAAAGCTGATCCATAGCTTGATCAGGGTCACGGCTGAGCCATTGTTTCAGGTCGGGGTTATCGACCGACTCTGATCCGAAAAACACCATTGAGCCTATGACGCCAGGTAGTGCGCGCTCTGTCACTCTGACCAGCGCTGGCCTAGGAATCGGCAGACCAATAGAGCGTCCAACTAGCGCGCAGATTACCTCTACGGCAAGTGTTCTCGGCTCAACTGCCTTGACGTACATCTGCCGCCTAATCTGGCCGAGCGTGACATTTCCGCGCCAAACCGGATTTACGTTTTGTCTCTGGATCGGTACGGCGCCTGGAAGCAAAGTCCCTATCAGCAGGTCGTCCATGAGGTTTCCTTACTTCGCTTTGCTGAAACGCTCGATGATGCCTTCCAGCAGCTTGATATCTTCATCAGTCAGCCGATCTTGCGCGTCTAGCGCTGCGATGCGGTTGATGATTGCCTGAGAGCGCGGCGTTGCCTTGTCGAATAGCGATTTGCCTAGAGCAACGCGGTCGGATCGATCAGATGCCGGAACAGCTGTCATCGCCACCTCGGCGGCTCCCTCTAATTCAAGGCCGCCATTGCTGTCCGAATCAGAAGATCGATGCGCTTCGTCTATGACTAGGATGGTCCCGTCTCCAAGGCCCCAATGGCTTGCCGGTACGACGTCAGCGAAAAAAGTGATCAGTTCGATCATCTTCGTCTTGTCGATCCTGCCAGTAGCAATCCATCCCTGCACCGATGGCGGCTTGACCTTGAAACGGTCGGCGAGGGCCTTCTTCGAGAGGCCCTTCTTGATACGTGCGGCGTCTATAGCTGCGCCAAGCTGTTCACCTTTAAGCATTGCCTAATTTACCTCCGGTGAATATCGGTTAGGCAATGGCTTGCTTTGCGATTAGCTAATGCCTTATTCTGTGCCCGTGTCACTACGGAGAGCACCAAATGACCCCCGCACAAGCAGCCCAGAAGGCAGCGCAAATCCTCGGTAGCCAGGCGGAGCTTGCTCGCCAGCTCCAGATTCGCACGCCGACTGTAAGCCAGTGGTGCTCAGGTGGCCGGCCGATTCCGGCTGCTCGTGCACTACAGATCGAATCAGCAACTGGCGGAAAGGTCCGCCGGCAAGAGCTGTGCCCGTCCTTCCCGTGGGAAGGCGTGGCCGCCTGAGAACTGAAAAGGAAATCGACCATGTACCACGACCCCAAACATTTGCGTGACCACATCACGAAGGTTCGCCTCGACGAGGACACCGACGAGCTTCTTCAGTCGCTGGCGAAATTCCATCGCACCCAGAAAGCCGTACTGGCTCGCGAGCTGTTGGAAGCCAGCCTGCGGGACATGCTTTCGCGCCTAGAGGATAGCGAGATTGTGCAGACGGCCTGAAGGGTCCGAGGAGGCCCTATGGCTGATCAAGAGGTCGCTCTCGATGAGCGCTACCAGCGCGCATTGCATGAGCTAGCAAGGCAGGAAGGCAAGTCGCCAGAAGACCTGGGCGGCGAGCTGATCAGGGATCAACTTCGGAAGATCACTGAGCCGAAAGGCAACACCGGCAAGGTGCAGCCGTTTCGGAGGAGGGCAGGCCCTGAAAAGGGGCCGAAAAACGGGCAATAAAAAACCCGGTGGGAAAGACCGGGTTTCTCAACAGCAACAACTGAAGTCGGAGTCAATTATGCAGAACCTAATGCCCGCTGGCAAGACCCTTACCATGAGCAGCCGCGAAATCGCGGAACTCACCGGTAAGCAGCACAAACACGTGATCCGTGATGTTCGCGCAATGCTTGAGGAGCTGGAAAAGGATGGTCCAGTTTTGGGCCATCAAGAAGAGCGCGATGCGCGTGGGTATACCACTGCGTTTCAGCTGAATCGCGAGCTCACCGAAACCCTCATCACCGGTTACAGCATCAAGCTGCGCCACAAGGTGATTCTCCGTCTGCACGAACTGGAGCAGATGGCTTCGGCACCTGCCATTCCTCAGACGCTGCCGGAGGCGCTTCGCCTGGCTGCGGACCTAGCCGAGCAGAATAGTCATCTTCAGATCGTGGTTGCCGAGCAGGCGCCCAAGATTGAGGCCCTGAATCGGATCGCGGTTGCCGATGGCTCTCTCTGTCTCACGGATGCAGCCAAGTCGCTGCAAATCAAGCGCAAGGACCTGATTGCCATCCTTCAAGCGCGCAAGTGGATTTACCGCCGCACTGGATCGACTCATTTCGTTGCCTATCAGGACAAGATTCAGGCCGGAGTGATGGAGCACAAGTACAGCACCGTCGAGCGCCCTGACGGAACAGAGAAGACCACCGAGCAGGCGCGCGTCACTCCAAAGGGCCTCGTCAGGCTCGCTACCATCATTCGGGAGGCCGCATGATGGCCAGATCGCGCAATATCAAGCCTGGGTTCTTTCAGAACGAAGACCTGCAGGAACTCGACTTCGCCACTCGCCTGTTCTTCATCGGCCTCTGGACTGAGGCTGACAAAGAAGGCCGCCTCGAAGACCGTCCGAAGAAGCTGAAGAACGCGCTCTTCCCGGCTGACGACGTTGAAGTCGAGCAGATGCTGGAAGGGCTGGCCGCATACGGCTTCATCAGCCGCTATGAGCGCGCCGGCAAGAAGATCATCCAGATCGTGAAGTGGGCCAAGCACCAGAACCCCCACCGCCGCGAAGCGCCGAGCACTCTGCCTGCCGAGACCGATGAAGTCGTGGAGGAAGAGCAGCAGGCCGAATCAGGGCCTCAAAAAGCTGACACCGAGGATGCCTTCGAAACCTTCTGGAAGCTGTACCCGCGCAAGACCGCCAAGGACAACGCGCGCAAGGCCTTCGCGAAGATCAATCCCGATGCCGAGCTGCTGGCTCAGATCCTTGAGTCTCTGGCCAAGCACTGCACCTGCCAGAGCTGGCTGAAAGACGACGGGCAGTTCATCCCGCACGCGGCCACTTGGCTCAACGGCAAGCGCTGGAACGACGAAGTTAAGGCTGCGGCAAACGTGCACCACTTCCCCGGCGCCTCGCGTCACAGCGGGTTCGATCAGCGCGACTACAGCGCCGGCCTGGTACAGCGGGAGGATGGCACCTATGGCTTCTAACGCATTGAACCTTACCGTCGCTCCGCTGGAAGCCAAGTTCGGCATCGTCTCCAAAGAGCTGGCCGTCTGCGCTGAGCACGGCGAATACGCGGCGATCATCAGCAAGCACAAGGAAGGCCCGAGCGGCTGCCCGGTGTGTGCCGAGATCCGCCAGCGCGAGCAGGACGCCGAACGCCTTGAGCAGGAACGCGCCAAGAATGCCGCCGATCGCCTGGCCAACAAGCTTGGCGCCGCGCTGATCCCGGCCAGATTCCGTGACCGCGCGTTTGAGGGATACATCGCGACCGAGCCGAAGCAGGTCAAGGCGCTGACTATCTGCCGAGACTACGCCGAGAACTTCGCCGAGCACTTCGAGGCGGGCCGCTGCCTGCTGCTGCTGGGCAACGTCGGCACGGGCAAGACGCACCTGGCCACGGCCATCGCCAACCACATCATGCGCACGACGACCGCCACGGCCGTCTACCGCACCGTCGGCGGCATCCTGCAGCACATCAAGGGCAGCTACGACCGTGAGAGCGAGTACAGCGAGGCGGACGCCTTTGCGGCTTACACCAAGCCGAGCTTGCTGATCATTGACGAAGTGGGCGCGACCAAGCCGACCGAGTTCGAGCTGGCCACCCTGTTCAACATCATCAACGGCCGGTACGAGGAGCAGCTTCCGACCGTAGTCATCTCCAACCTGCCAGCCGGCGAACTGTCCGGCGCCCTGGGCGAGCGCTGCGTGGATCGTCTGCGCGAAGGCGGCGGTATCGCTGTCGGCTTCGACTGGAAGTCCGCGCGCGGGAGGACGAAGGCATGACGACCTCCATAGGCACCGGCCGCATTCACGAAGGCCTCGACCTCAAGTGGTGCTGCGACATCTGCGGCAACCCACGCAACGGCCATAAGCACACCGCTTGCGCCAAGACCCGTCAGGCCATCTACGCGATGCCGTCTCAGCAGCGCCTGGCCGTTCTGGCTCTCCAGAAGCAGGGCTTCCGCCCTCAAGCAATCACCGGGGCAGGCATAGGCCTATCCCGCGGCAATGACCATCGCGTCGTCTGTGCTGACGGAAGCACCCAGCGCGGCGTAGGAGCACGGAAATGAACTTCGGATCAGTTTGCTCTGGCATTGAAGCCGCTTCCGTTGCTTGGCATCCGCTGGGATTCCGCACGTCGTGGCTGGCCGAGATCGAGGCCTTTCCGGCCGCCGTGCTTGCTCACCACTACCCAGAAGTGCCGAACCTGGGCGACATGACCAAGATCGCCACCGAGGTACTGACCGGCGCGGTAGACGCCCCTGACGTACTCGTCGGCGGCACGCCATGCCAGGCGTTCAGTGTTGCAGGGATGCGAGCGGGCCTACAGGACGCACGCGGTAAGTTGACTATCGAATTCGTGAGGCTCGCAGATGCAATTGACCATGTTCGGACTGCCCGAGGAAAGCAGCCATCCATCACCGTCTGGGAAAACGTCCCAGGCGTACTTTCCGACCGAGGCAACGCCTTCGGCTGCTTTCTTGGCGCGCTGGCTGGGGAGGACTGCGAACTGCAGCCTTCAGGGAAGCGGTGGACGGACGCTGGTTGTGTGTATGGACCCAAAAGAGCAATCGCGTGGAGGGTTCTTGACGCCCAATATTTCGGCCTGGCCCAACGCCGCCGCCGTGTGTTCGTTGTGGCAAGTGCTCGAGAAGGGCTCGATCCCGCATCGGTACTTTTTGAGCGCGAAGGCGTGCGCCGGGATACTGCGCCGCGCCGAGGCGAGGGGCAAGACACTGCCGCCGGCACTCTGCGAAGCACTCAAGGCGGCAGTGATGTCGACCACGCCCGAGCAGGACACCTGCAGCCAGTAGCGTTCGGTGGAGGCAGGACAAGCGGGCCTGTCGATGTGGCTGCCTGCCTGGTTGAAAAGGGCCAGAAGTGTGACTTCGAGGTGGAGACGTTCTGCGTTCACGGCACGCAAGATCCTGACATCCGCATCGACCAAGCGCACACGCTGGGCCGCAACAACGGCATGGAAAACGCGCTGCTGGCTTTCAGTTGCAAGGACTACGGCGCTGATGCCGGCGAGCTGGCGCCGACCTTGCGCGCGATGGGGCATGGCCAGAGCCACGCGAACGCTGGCGGCCAGGTGGCCGTCTGCGTAACCGGCGATATCACGCACACGCTGAAGGCTGAAGGCTTCGACGCAAGCGAAGACGGCACTGGGCGCGGTCAGCCAATCATCGCCCACGCAATCCAGGCCGGGGCACTCCGTACTAATCCGCTAAGCGGCCCGGATGGTGTGGGCGTGCAAGCCGACCATGCCTACACGCTTGAGGCTCGCGCAGAGGTTCAGGCGGTGCAGCTGGCATCCGCCGTCCGCCGCCTGACCCCCACCGAATGCGAGCGACTGCAGGGCTTCCCTGACGGCTACACGCTCGTCCCATACCGAAACAAGGAAGCCGCAGATGGCCCTCGCTACAAGGCGCTGGGCAACTCGATGGCTGTGCCTGTGATGCGTTTTATAGGACAACGCATTGCTGAAGTGCTGGCCGCTCAGAATCAGGAGGCCGCATAGATGGCTAACCCAACCTTCCCCCTGCGCAATGAGATGGACCGCCAGCGCGCCATTGCCTGCATCCAGAAGGTCGACCTCGACGCCGGTTACGTCTGGACGATGCGCGAGCAGGCCCGTAGCGATGCGCAGAACCGCCGACTGTGGGCCATGTTGCGCGACATCAGCCGCCAGGTTGAGTGGTACGGCCGCAAGCTCGATGAAGAGAGCTGGAAGCACGTCTTCTCCGCAGCCGTACAGCAGCAGGACGCGGTGCCAGGCATCAACGGCGGCTTCGTCGTCCTGGGCATCTCCACCCGCAAGCAGAGCAAGAAGTGGTTCGCGGACATGTTTGAGGTGATGGAAGCCTTCGCGGCAGAGCAGGGCGTGAAGTTCACCACGGCTGATCATTGGGGGATTGCGGCATGAGCCTAATCAAGCGCTTTGCGCGTAACACAGCAGGCCGCGATTTCGCAGTAGGCGATATCCATGGCTGTTTCACTCGCCTGCAAGTCGAGCTGGACCGTATAGGGTTTGACCCTCTGCGTGATCGGCTGTTTTCGGTTGGAGACTTAGTTGATCGCGGGCCGGAGTCGGCCGATGTGGATGTTTGGCTGCGCCACGGATGGCTCCAGGCGGTACGCGGCAACCACGAGCAGATGACCATCGAATCGTTCGAGCAGAGCCCGGAAGGGCGGGACGGTAATGCGGTCGGCTTGCACTTCATAAATGGCGGAGCTTGGTTCTATGGGCTGCCGACTGTAGAGCGCGGCTGTTATGCAGCGTTGCTTGCCGACCTACCACTGGTTATCGAAGTGGAGACGGCGGCGGGCGTGGTTGGGCTTATCCATGCCGACTGCCCGCGTCGTGACTGGAATGATCTGATCAGCACTCTGGGGCAGGGCGGACCAGAAGCCGAACACGTCGCCGCTATGTGCCAGTGGTCGCGCAAGCGAATCACCGACCGGGACGAATCTTTCGTCAAGAACGTCCGTGCCGTTGTTGTCGGGCATACCCCACTCAAAGCGCCTGTATTGCTCGGCAACGTCTATCACATCGACACCGCCGGCTGGGCGAGTGGGCATTTCACGCTGCTGAACCTCGACTCGCTGGAGGTGGCATGAGCCGAATAGTCAGCAAAAAACTGCGCGATTCGGCTCGCGGCCAGTCTTGCACCCTTCGCCTACCTGGCTGCGGATTCGAAGACGGCACGGTGGTTCTCGCTCACATCCCTTGCGGCCAGAAGGGAATGGGCATGAAGGGTCCTGACCAGATTGCCTGCTTCGCCTGCGACCACTGCCACTCGGTGCTCGACGGGCGCCGCAAGGGCGAAATCACCGAGGGCGACATGCTGCGCGCCCTGGCCGAAACACAACTGATCTGGTTCCGCGAGGGACTGCTGACCGTAAAGGGGGCCGCGTGAACTACCAATTCTGGCGTCGAGTACGTGAATGGGCAAAAGGAAAGGCCCGGAAATCTTTTCTCGAAGAGCGCTGCTTGAATCTCAAGTGCCCGCATTGCAACACATGGCAGTCAGACGCAGAGGCTGAGGGCGGCCTTCGTTCCTTTGGTCACCCGCTAGTTGTAGCGCTCGACTGCGGCCAGTGCAAAAAGGCTAGCGGCTGGGTTTGCGAGGCGGGGTTCTGGTTTACGGCTGATGAGTTTCTGAAGGGCGCCGCGCCGGAGATCCCCGCATGAAAGTCCCATGCCCCACCAGCGCCAACCACGACACCACGTCCTTCAGCAGCCGGCAGACCCTGTACTGCCACGACTGCCGCAAGGAACACCCATGGCCGCTAAAGCCCGGCCAGATACCACTGATCGCAAACAACAGAGCAACGAGGAAGCCGCAATGAAAGCTCACGAGTTCCTAGGTAAAGCCCAAGCCCTGATGGAAGAACGCGGCAAGCAGTACGACGCCAAGGACGGGGAGCGCTCAATGTGGCGAACCGTTGAGGCGTTCAACGCGATCACCGGCCGGAACCTGACAGAGGCAGAAGGCTGGTTGCTGCTGCAGATCCTGAAGGACGTTCGCCAGTGGCAGAACACCACATACCACGCCGACAGCGCCGAGGATTGCGTGGCCTATGCCGCGTTGAAGGCTGAGGCACTGAGCGGGCTGGCAAGCGCATGAAGGTATCTCGAATCGATCTACAGGCGAGGCTAGGTGATGACGCTATCTGCGGACAGTGCTGGATCGACAGAGACGAGCCGTTCGGCTGCGCCTGCGAAGGCTTGCTGGTCGGTCAAGCTGCCGGGCCGGAAACCCTTCGCCATGGTGGGCGCGAAGATGAACAGGACCGAGGCGCTGGAGATGGCGCGGCGGATATGGCCGCAGGCGGAAGTGGAGTAATCGTTCTGCCGTGGCCGCCCAAAGAGCTGAGCCCGAACGCCAGAATTCACTGGGCGAAGAAGAGCAAGGCGGCGAAGCAGTACCGGGCCGAATGCTTCCTGCTGACGAAGAAGGCAGGCATCGCAGCGCCGCTGGCCGACGAGATCCTTTTCGCCCTGGAGTTCGTGCCGCCAGATCGCCGAAAGCGCGACGACGACAACCTGCTGGCCTCCTGTAAAGCGCTTCGTGACGGCGTAGCGGACGCCCTGGGCATCGACGACAACCGATTCATCACCCAGCTACGGATCAGCCGGGAAACCGTGAAGGGCGGGGAAGTCCGCGTTCGTATTCAAGGGGAGGCAGCATGAGCTACCAGAACGTTACATCAGCAGTAGTGCGGGCTCTGGCTGCGGAAACAATCAACTCGGCAGGTGGCTGCGATTTTGAGCCGAGGGTTCAGGCAGGCCGTGTTGCTGGTGAGATGGGCGGCAGGGAGGATCGGATGCTGTGCGACTTCTGGGTGCACGGCAGGCTCCACAAGTCTCTGCTGCCTCGGCACTGGAATGCATTGGTCGCAAAGTTCAGCACGCACAAAGGACGTAAGGTCGAGGCTATTGGGGCACTTCGCCCGCTCATCGCAACGCCTGCGCCGAAGCTGTTCCTCTACAAGGCGGTCACTGCCTGGGCTATCCCGAAGCTGAAGGGTGCGAGGCTAGTTGCTGCGCCGGAGATTTCTATCGACGTGCCCGTCGATGCCGCGCCCGCAAAACAAGCCGCCATCATCGCAGCGGCGATCTCTGCCGAGCGCGTAAAGCGCAACCGGATAGCGGCGCGGTCCGCTGACATGATCGTGTTGGCCGACAGCTTCTACGACATGAATACCTGGGACGTGGATGGCCGCCCGGAATCAACTCGACGCGAATGGCGCCGGAAGATCAATGAGGTACTGGATGAGATGGTATCCGAGGCTCTGGTAGAGGCTGGGAATATCCTGCGGGCCGAGGGGCTGCTAATTGAAGAGGAGGCCGCGTGATGATTACTCATGAAGAGCTGAGGAAAAAGTATCATTACAGTCGCTTTGCAGGCGTCTTCGAGCGGCGTGTCGGCTCGAAGCGGCGAGGGTTCAAGTGGGTTCTTGCTGGGCACGTTCTCGACAGAACTGGATATCAAGTAATCAACATCAAAGGTCGCCGATACCAGGCGCATCGGCTCGCCTGGTTCTACGTGCATGGAGAGTGGCCAGCCCTTCCGCTAGACCACGCCGACGGCGACAAGCTGAACAATGCCATTTCGAATTTGCGGCTCGCGACGCCGGCGCAGAACGCACACAACTCCCAAGCCCCCGCGCATAACAGGTCTGGGGTAAAGGGCGTGAGTTACTCTGGTGGGCAATGGACCGCTCAGGTGGCAGTAAATCGTCGACCTGTATTCATGAAGCGCTTCAAGACTAAAGAAGAGGCTGAGGAGGCGGTACGAGAGGCGCGCCTGAAAGCGCACGGCGAGTTTGCCAATCACGGGGTGCACAAATTTATTCTTGAGGACTTGCAATAACCCCATCGTTCCATCACTATTAATCCCATCCTGTCGATCTTGCGCGTTGAGGATCGATAACAGACAAATGAAGCCCTGGCACAGAGCAATCTGGTCGGGGCTTTTTTATGCCCAAATCCCCGGCCTGCTTGCGATCGGCTACGCGCCACACGCAGCACACTGCGCGACCTGATAACAGGTATCGCCCCGCAGACGTGCGGGGAATCGGGCTTTACAGATGGCCGCTGACTCTGCCTTCGGGTACGCAGCGGTTCTTAACTTTCCGGCCCCATGCCTGCCTCCTTGCTCATAGGCGGATCGCACGCGCATGTGAGGCCGGACCAAACACCAACTGCCCCATGCGGGATAACCGAGATGCCCAAGATGCCAGAGAAAAGTCCTGACCTATGGGCAGCGTTCTTCGCATGGCTGGAAGCAGTCGCACCGACAATGTATGCCCCTGCGCTTGCCGCGTTCATTGCAATCCTCCGCGTGGTCTACGGTGGCGGCACTCGCCGACAGATGATCCTCGAAGGTGGCTTGTGTGGGGGAATGACCCTTGCGCTTAAGCCTGCTCTGCTGTGGGCTGGCCTGCCGGTAGACATGGCGATCTTCCTTGGTGCCTGCGCTGGCTTTGTCGGCGTAGAGAAGCTCCGCGACTGGTTCATCCGGTTCGGGGAGAAGAAGGCGAGCGCATGAAGCAGCAGCCTCCATGGATACACAAGTTCGATGACGGCCGCGGTGTCCGTAAGGTCTTCCTTGATGGGCAAGAGGTGAAGATGGCTGTCTTCGCCGATCAGCAGCGCGGAATTGTTGACCGCTATCGCCAGCCGCTCACTATCGACAAGCGCAGCCAGTCGTTGATCACTGAGCGCCTGCATGGCTGCGTGGAGGTTGTATGGCCAGAGTGCAGCTAGTTGCGGTCATTCGTTTTCGCTGGTGGCTTCGCCTGTATCTCGCCGGAGTGGTTATTACCTCTCGCATCACAGGGCTTGATCCGGATTGGCAGAAGGTCAGCCAGTGGATTCGGCGCGGCACAGTGATTCGCGTCAAGGCGGCACAGTGAAACGCCTCCACGCCATCCTCCTATTCACCTACCTCGCTGCCTGTATCGCTGTGATGATGGGGAGGGAGGTGTGGGTGTACTCACGCAAGAGGAAAGGCAATGACCGAAAGACCAAAGGTCGTCGAGTTCAAGCGCGAAGGCTGGCGAGACGCTATCAAGACACTCCGAACCATTGCCGACCAGATGGAGTCGGGCGAGGTGCCGCGCTGTGACGTTGGCATTCTCGTGACGATGGGACCAGACGGAGAGATCGACACATACGGCATGGGCAGCAAAGGCGAAGACCTGGCGCTGCTCGGCCTGCTCCGGTGCGCTGAGCAAGTGATCATCGAGAGCACCCTATACCCGGAGTGACCTATGGCCCTGACTCAGAAGCAGGAAGCCTTCGCGCTTGCCTACTTTGAGACGGGCAATGCCAGCGAGGCATACAGGCGTTCGTACAACGCCGCAAACATGAAGCCGGAGAGCATCAATCGCAAAGCGAAGGAGATGCTTGATCACGGCAAGATTACGGCAAGGCTGGTTGAGCTGAATGCTCGCGCTGTGTCGTCCGCCGTAATGACCCGCAAAGAGGCCTTAGAGCGCCTTTCAACGTTCGCCCGTACCGATCTATCCGATCTGGTCGAGTTCGGCGCGTATGAGCTTGGCCAGGACGATGACGGCAAGCCGATTGTCCAGGCTGCTTGGAAGATCCGCGACTCTGTCCTGCAAGACCCGAAGAAGCTGGCGGCGATATCTGAACTGTCCGCTGGCCGTGACGGGATCAAGATCAAAACCCATTCGCCGCTTCAGGCGATCCAGCAACTTGCCAAGCTGCAGGGCTGGGATGTTCACGAGCTTGACCTTGAAGGTAAGCGTCTAGCGAACGAGAAAGCGCGCCGCGAACTGGAAGACCCGAATCAGGGCTTGCCTGAGCCGAAGCAAGTCATCATCGGGGTGGAAGATGCAAGCGACCCTGAAGCTGAATAAGCCGCAGTTCGAGTTCATCAGTCACCCGAAGAAGTTCTCAGCGTTCGTTGGCGGGTATCGAAGCGGCAAGACGTTCGTAGGCTGCGTGCGGCTGTGTATCAACGCACTGGAGCACCCGGGCATTCCCCAGGGCTACTTCGCGCCGACCTATCCGCAGATCGCGGACATCTTCTACGACACGATCCCCGGCGTTGCCGAGGCCTTCGGGCTGTTCGCCGACATCGTGCCAAGCAACAAGCGGGTGCATCTGCGCGACTCGAAAGGCCGCTGCCTGTCGACGATCGTCTGCAAGAGCATGGAGCACCCGCATCGGATCGTTGGTTTCAACATTGCCCACGCACTGGTCGACGAAATCGACTGCATGCCGATCAAGAAGGCGGACAGCGCGTGGAAAAAGATCATCGCCCGCATGTCGACCGTCTGGCCGACGCGCGGAGAGAACACCATCGACGTGACGACCACGCCGGAGGGGTTCAACTGGGTATATCGCAAGTTCGTCAAGGAGCTGGCCGCCAATCCTAGCCAGCGCCCGCTGTACGGCATCGTCCACGCCAGCACGCGGCAGAACGCGAAGAACCTGCCGAAGGACTACATTCCTTCGCTGCGTGAGTCGTACCCGGCGAATCTGGTCGACGCCTATATTGACGGCCAGTTCGTCAACCTGGTGAGCGGATCGGTCTATCCGAACTTCTGCCGGCGGCTGAATCACACCGACGAGACGATTCGCCCGGGTGAAGAGCTGCATGTCGGGATGGACTTCAACATCAACCGGATGGCGGCCTGCGTGTTCGTCATTCGTGACGGCGAACCGATGCAGCTGGACGAGCTGACGAGCTTATTCGACACGCCAGCGATGATCGCAGCGCTTCTTGAGCGATTCCCAGGCCACAAGATCACGGTTTACCCCGACGCCAGCGGCAAGAACCGCAAGAGCGTAAACGGTAGCGAGTCCGATCACAGCTTGCTCAAGCAGGCCGGCTTCACGGTACGCGTCAACCCGGCAAACCCGATGGTTCGTGACCGGGTGCTGGCCGTCAACGCCATGTTCCTGAATGGCGAGGGCGTGCGCCGGCTCAAGGTCAACACCGATAAGTGCCCGGTAACCACTCAGGTGCTCGAGCAGCAGGCGTACAACGAACACGGAGAACCCAGCAAGGACGGCACGGAAGACCCGGCCGACGCCTTCGGTTACTTCGTCGTCCACCGCTTCCCGATCATCAAACCGGCCAAGCCGCAGACAAAATCACTACGGATGTAACGCCAATGAGCAACGACCCGTCCAAAACAATCCCGGCCGTGGACGCCATGCGCGAGGATTGGGCCATCGTTGCGCCGCTGATGGGTGGCACGAAGGCTATGCGGGCCGCCGGGCGTGCTCTGCTGCCTCAGTACCCGGCCGAAGAGGACGAGACCTACAAGGAGCGCCTGCGCCTCTCCACGCTGCTGCCAGCCTACGCCGAGACGGTCAACAACATGACCTCTCGGGTGTTCGCTGAGCCGCTGCAGTTGGGCGACGACGTGCCGGAGCGTTTGGCTGAGCTTTGCGAGGACATCGACCTTGCCGGCAACGACCTCAACAGCTGGTCGGTCGACCTGTTCCGTCACGCGCTGAGTCATGGCCTCTGTCACGTGCTGGTTGAATACCCGCGCGCCGAAGGTCTCCGCACTCGCGCAGACGAGATCGCTGCAGGGGTTCGCCCTTATGCCGTGCTGATCCGTCCCGAGCAGGTGCTCGGCTGGCGTGTCGACGGCGGCAAGCTGGCACAGTTCCGCTACATGGAGTCGATCGAGGAGGCTGACGGCGAGTTCGGCGTGAAGTCGGTCGCCCAGGTGCGAGTCCTGGAGCCTGGCGTGTGGCGCACCTATCGCAAGTCCGACAATGGCGGCGCATGGGCCCAGCACGACGAAGGCACTACCAGCCTCGGCTACGTGCCGCTCGTATCGTTCTACACCGGCCGCACGGGCTTCCTGACGGCAAAGCCGCCGCTGCTCGAGCTGGCTCACCTCAACGTCAAGCACTGGCAGTCCCAGAGCGATCAGGACAATCTCTTGCACGTTGCCCGGGTGCCTCTGTTGTTCACCTTCACCGACGATGATCAGTTCCAGTTGGTCATCAGTTCCGGCAGCGCGACCCGCATGCCGAAAGACGGCGATGCGAAGTACGTCGAGCACACCGGGGCAGCTATCAACGCTGGCCGGGAGTCGCTGCAAGACCTGATCGAAGAAATGCGGATGGCCGGCGCCAAGCTGCTGCAGAAAGAAAAGCAGCAGACCAAGACGGCGACCCAGGCCAACGAGGAGGCGGCGCAAGAGCTGTCCCCGCTGGCTCGCATGGCCAACCAGTTCGCTGATGCCCTAGCGCAGATGCTGCAGGTGATGGCCGACTACCTGGCGCTGCCAGATGGCGGCATGGTCGAGATGCGCGGCAACTTCGATCAGGATTGGGCGCCGGAAGTATCGGTGCCACAACTGCTGCAGATGGCCAACTCCGGCAAGCTCAGCGATGAAACCCTGTTCGCTGAGATGCAGCGGCGCGGGATCATCAGCGACGAGTACGACTGGCCTGACGAACTCGAGAGAATCCAGAATCAAGGCCCGGCCCTTGGGGTGATCTGATGGCAACGACGAACGAGCGGCTAGCAGATCTCGCGATCGCCCACGCCATCGACCTGACGCGCTACAGCAATGGCGTTGTGCGGCGAATGATCGGCCTCCTGAATAGGGTGGACGAGGATCTATTCGCGCAGCTGCTCGTGGCACTGGAGTCTATGACGCCGGAGTCGTTCACCGTTCAGCGGCTGGACTCCTTGCTCTCCAACGTGCAGCGGCTGAACGCTCAAGCCTATCGACAGATCGGCGTCGAGCTCGACGAGGAGCTGCTGCAGCTTGCCGGCTATGAGGGCAGTTACCAGCATCGGGCGCTGCGGAGCGTGCTGCCTGCGCAGGTGGCAGAGTCGTTGGCGTTGAACGCCATATCGGCCAATCAGGTCTACGCTGCGGCGATGGCCAGGCCGTTTCAGGGCAAGCTGCTGTCTGAGGCTCTGGCCGGCATCGAGGCTGCTCGAGCTGCGCGAATCCGTGATGCAATCCGCATGGGGTTCGTGGAAGGCGAGACGGTCAGTCAGATGGTTCGCCGGCTGCGTGGCACGCGCACGAACAAGTACGCGGATGGCCTGCTGGAGATCGACCGCCGCGGCGCTGAGGCGCTTGTCCGTACGGCAGTGAACCACACGGCCAACTACGCGAGGCAGGCGCTGTTCGAGGCCAACGACCATCTGGTCAAGCAGTGGCAGTTCCTCGCCACCCTTGATGGCCGCACCACGATCACGTGCGCCTCACTATCAGGCAAGACGTTCGCCATAGGGCAGGGACCGCAGCCGCCACGCCACTGGAACTGCCGCAGCACTTCCGTTCCTGTGCTCGAATCGGCATGGGCGTCGCTGGGCCTGAGCAAGAGCGACATCGATCCCGGCACCCAGGCGAGCATGGACGGGCAGGTTGCTGCTGACATCAGTTACGGCCAGTGGCTCAAGGGCAAGCCGGCGGCTTTCCAGGACGAGGTCCTAGGTCCAGAGCGCGGCAAGCTGTTCCGTAGTGGAGGCCTGACCGTGGATCGGTTCACCGACTCAAAGGGCAAGGTCTATACCCTGGGCGAACTGCGCAAGCGAGACGCTGCCGCTTTCGAGAAGGCTGGGCTATGATGGCCCAATGACCGGAAAGCCAACCCTCCACGTCATCGAAGGCGCTGCCAAAGACGACGAACCACGCCAGAAGGCCCGCAAGGTGATGCAGAAGCGTCCCCAGGTGGCTCACCTGCTGCGTTGCCATCGGTGCGGAGGTGGAGAGGTGTTCGAGACAAAGGTCGGGGTCATCTACAAGAACGGCAAGGCCAGCGGCGGCACCAAGCAGCACCTGTGCGCCTCGTGTTTCATGCGCGGTGAGCGAGTTGTGTTAGCTTAGCTCTACTTGTTTTGCAGGGAGCCACGCATGTCTTTTGACATAAACAATGAAGCCGCTGAGATTGCGGAGAGAGTATTGGTGGCATGGGGCGACTCGCGCCGCGCCGATACGCTGATCGATCTGACCGACAATAGGGAGCACAGCGCAGTAATCGCTCCAGTTGTAGAGCGTCTCTTGAGCGAGGCAGCCCCTGAATCCGTCGTCACCGTGCGCGTGGATGGGTTCAGAAGGTTGGTCATTAACAAAAGCCCAGCGTAACAACGCAGGTTGTATTTAGACCCGGCCAAGCGCCGGGTTTTCCATTTCTAGAGCCTCGCCATCGTGCGGGGCTTTTTCGTTTCAGCCGAAAGGCAAACCAACACGCAGCTAGGCCCGTACAGCCGAAAAGCGGATGTTCGCTCATCCGTCCGCCCCGCTGCGTTCCTATTCGACTGGTGAGCGAGGTAATGCAGATGCGCGATAGCAACGTCATCCCGTTTCACTATCAAGGCCAGCCGGTGCGTTTCAGCAGCGAGGGCTGGATCAACGCGACGCCGATCGCTGATCGCTTCGGCAAGCGGCTGGATCATTGGCTGGCTAATGCCGAGACGCAGCAATATCTAGCCGCGCTGGCTGAGGCTCTAAATACCCGAGATTCCGGGGATTTGATTCAGGCCCGCCGTGGCCGCGGTGGCGGCACTTGGCTGCACCCGAAGCTCGCCGTGGTCTTCGCCCGCTGGCTTGACCTGAAGTTCGCTGTCTGGTGCGACCTGCACATTGACGCCTTGCTGCGCGGCGAGTTGACCGAAAAGCAGCAGTTCGACCGAGCCTGCAAGGCTCTTTCCGATGCAAGCGATATCGCCAGCCTGAGCGGCAGCGAACTTGCCAAATTCCGCTGGCGCAAGCCTGGCCTGATTGCTCAGGTCGAGCACTGGCGCGAGCAGCTGCAAATGACATTGGGGCTTGAGGCCGCATAAACCCTGCCCAGCCAAACACACCGCCGCATGGCGGTTTTTTATGCCCGCAGTTTCGGATGGGACGGGGCGCCACCGGGCCGGATGGCTCAACGCAATGGCCGGATGGCCGGAGAAAGACGAGATGAAACTGAAGACCGTAGAAGTCGATGGCAAGCAGTACGCCGAAATCCAAGACGGTAAGCCCGTTTACGTTGAGGACGACGGCAAAGAGGTTGCCTTCGATGCGGTTGGCACCCGGGCGACCATCACCCGACTGAACGCCGAAGCCAAGCAGCACCGCGAGCGCGCTGAGACTGCCGAGAAGACCGCCAAGGCCTTCGAAGGTATCGACGACGCCGGGGCAGCCCGCAAGGCTCTGGAGATCGTCGCAAATCTCGACGCGAAGAAGCTGGTGGATGCCGGCGAGGTCGAGAAGGTGAAGCAGGAAATCGCCAAGGGCTATCAGGCCCAGCTGGACGAAGCCAACACCAAGGCGCAGACCCTCGAGCAGCAACTGTACGGCGAGAAGATCGGCGGCAGTTTCGCGCGCTCCAAGGTCATCGCCGAGAAGCTGGCCGTTCCTGCGGACATGGTGCAAGCCACCTTCGGGAATCGCTTCAAGATTGAGGACGGCAAGGTCGTCGCCTATGACGCCAACGGCAACAAGATCTTCAGCCGTGCGCGCCCCGGTGAGCTGGCTGACTTCGATGAAGCGCTGGAAACCCTCGTCGATTCGTACCCCTACCGCGACACCATTCTCAAGGCTTCCGGCGCCACTGGCGGCGGCGCTCAAAACGGGAATGGGCAGCAAACACCACCAAAAGGAAACCTTGGCGGCAGCAAGGAAGAACGCCTCGCAGCCATCAAGGCCCGAACCGCTCAAGCATAAGGAGGCCAAATGGCCCTGTCCGATATGAAGGTATTCAACGAATACCTCAAGCAAACCACCATCGAAACTCTGGCCCAGGACGTTGAGAAATTCAACGCCGCCTCGGCCGGCGCCATCCGCCTGACCACGCAGGGTATCGACGGCGACTTCCTGCAAGAATCCTTCTGGGCTGGCCTGCATGGCGCCCAGCGTCGTGTCGATCGCTACGCCGCCAACGGCGCCCAGTCGGCAACCGCGCTCTCCCAGAAGCAGTACGACGCTGTCAAGGTGGCCGGTGGCTTTGGTCCGATCCTGTGGGAGCCCTCGCAGCTCTCCTGGATTCAGAAGAGCCCGGAAGAGGCGCTGGAAGTCATCAGCCGCAACCTGTCCGAGGCAATCGTGGCGGATCAGCTGAACACCGTAATCGCCGCCCTAGTCGCTGCTATCAGCAACCAGGCCGCAGCGACCAACGACGTGTCGGCTACTGCCGGTGTTACCTATGCCGCCATCAACGCCGCGCACGCCAAGTTCGGCGACGCCTCCGGCCGTCTGGTTGCGCAGGTAATGAACGGCGTGACCTTCCACGACCTCATCGGGAAGAACCTCACCAACGCGCAGCAGCTGTTCCGTGCTGGCGACGTGACGATCGTCGATATCCTCGGCAAAGCCGTCATCGTGACCGACTCCCCGGCGCTGTACTCGGCCGCGGTCGCCGATCCGGCTGCACCTGCCAAGCAGCGCGTGCTGTCCCTGGCCGATGGCGCTGGCATGGTGATGGACGGTTCCGACCTGATCACCAATATCGAGACCAGCAACGGTAAGGGCCGCATCGAGACGACCTTCCAGGCCGACTATTCCTTCGGTCTGGCGTTGCGCGGCTATACCTGGGACACCGCCAACGGTGGCAAGTCTCCGACCGACGCCGAGCTGGCCACCGGTTCCAACTGGGATCTGGTCGCCAACTCGATCAAGGCTTCGGCCGGCGTCATCACCATTGGCGACGCTTCCAAGTAACCGATAGGGGCGGGCTCCGGCTCGCCCCGTTTCACTGGAAAATGAAATGTCCGAACAGAAGATCGCATACGAAAAACACCCGGTGTCTTCGGAACGCAAGGCCGAACTGCGCAGCCAGGGCTTCAAGATCATCGATATCCAGTTCAAGCCTAAAGATGCTGATGGCGAGCCGGAAACAGGTGGCACTGGCCGCAAACCTTCCCATGGCCTTCGCGTCGATGACATCAAGGCCAAGTTGACCGAGAAGGGCATCGCCTTCAACGACGGCGCAGAGCGCGCCGAACTGGCCAAGCTGCTCGATGAAGCTCCTCAGGAATAAGTCATGACCGAGTACATCACCATCGCGCAGGTCGACGGCCTGCTGGGGTCCGACTGGACCACCGAAGACAAGAAGGCCCGCGCGGTGCTGATGGCTAACGCTTGGCTTACGGAGCGGCTGACTGTCGGTTTCTCCGATGTTCCTGATGCAGTCGTACAGGCAGGGGCGGAAATCGCTCAGCTTGCGGCGTCTGGCGGGCTCTACGGCGCTCAGGAGCGCGAGGTCGTCAGCACGAGCGTGACTGCCGGACCGGTCCAGTCGAGCAAGACGTTCCGTGAAGGCAGCAAGGCGCTGTCCGCCGCCGAGTCATTCGCACTGGCGCTCATTAAGCCCTGGTCGAACAAGGGCCAGGTCAGGCTTGTGAGGGGCTGATATGTCACTGCGCGACGAGATTCTACAAGGCGCTGCCGAAGCGCTGGCAGTCGTCGAGGAGATCGGCGAAACGATCACGCTGAACCTCGAGCAGGTCGGCGGCTACGACCCGGTGACGGGCGAAACGACGCCAGGCCAGACGCTAACGCAGACCACGAAGGCCATCCTCGACAACTACAGCCTGCAGTCATCTGGCACGCAGTACGCGGATGGCTCGATGATCAAGCGCGACGACAAGAAGATATTCTTTGGCGCCGCCGGCCTCGAATGGCCTCCAACACTCGAGACGACGATCACCGCAGCCGGCCAGGTATGGACGGTAGTTGCCGTCTCAACGCTCAATCCGACCGGTGAAGTGCTGGCCTATGAAGTCCAGGGGAGGCGCTGATGGGATTCTCTGACGACGTTCGACGCTTCACGACCAAGACGACAGATGCGCACAACAAGATCACCCGCGTGGCCACGCTTGAGCTTTTCAGCGGTGTGATCAAGGCGACGCCTGTTGATACCGGCAGGGCGCGCGGGAATTGGCAGACGGCCCCTGGTTCGCCGGTAGCAGGCGAGACGGATCGACTAGACAAAAGCGGCGGTGAGGCAATCGCCGAGGTCGAGGCGAAAACCCCGCAGGGCGCCGGGCAAGTGACGTACCTATCGAACAATCTCCCTTACATCGATGAGCTGGAGAATGGCAGCTCGACGCAAGCGCCCGAAGGGATGGTCCGCAAGAACATGGACCGCGTGCAGCGCATGGTAGAAACCGCTATCCGCAAGAACAAGGTGTGACGATGAGCGAAACAAAGATCAATGGGGCGCTCGTCTCTGCCTACCTAGCTTCCGGCGTCATGCCGCAGGCGCGCACCGCGTTCGAAGGCGTCAAGTTCGAGCCTGTCGCGGGGCAGAGCTGGGCGCGGCTCACGGACTTGCCAAGCGGGAGAGAGCCAGCCGCGTTCGGCGGTGTAAATCCGGTAGAGCGAACCGGCATCCTGCAGATAGACCTGTTCCACCCCCTGAACAGCGGTACCGGGCCCGTGCTGGCAGACGCCGACGAGGCGCTGAGCTTTTACACCCCCGGCAAGCGGCTCGACTACCAGGGCCAGAAGGTGCTGATCCGCAAAGCCGAACGCTCGCAGCTTCGCACTGAGCAGCTCTGGCAGTCGGTAGCCATCTCGATTTTTTATACAGCTTGGATATATCCAAGCTGACACACAGAACACCCACCAACACCCCGCCATGTGCGGGGTTTTTCGTTAGAGGACCCCACACATGGGTAACAACGCCAACGGCTCGGCCGTACAGCTCTATTACATCGAGGAGGTCGCCGGCGCAATTCCCGCCGTGGCGCCCGAGTTTAAGCCGATCCGCTACGTGTCTCAGGGGCTGACCCCGAACATCCAGCAGATCGACACCAACGAGATGAACCAGAATCGCCAGAAGGCTACGAGCCGTGGCGGCACCTACAGCGTTGCTGGTGAGATCGCGGCCGAGATGTCCTTTGGCTCGTTCGATGACCTGATCCAGGCGGCCATGCAAGGCACTTGGACCGCAGACGTGCTCACGATCGGCAAGGTTGAGCGCTCCTTCGCCATCGTCGAGCGGCACACGGACATTGACGTGGATTACGTCTACCGCGGCTGTCGTATCAGCACTATGGGCATCAGCGTTCCGCTGAACGCGCCGGTTGGGCTGACCTTCGGCGTGATGGGCACCGAGGCCGAAGCCTACACCATGCCGGCCGACGCTACGTTCGTGGCTGCGACCACAACCGAGATCATGGTCACGACCAATATCGCCCTGACTGAAGCAGGTGCTGAACTGGCCTACGCCACCGAGTGGAGCGCCACGCTCGATAACGGCATGGAGCCCATCTTCGCGCTGGGTAGCCGCTCGGCTTACAACATCGCAAACGGCATCGCGACTGTAACCGGCAGCATGAGCGCCTACCTGATCGATGGCGTGTTGTGGGGCAAGGTGCTCAACGAAGACCTAACCACGCACAAGATCGAGCTGGTCGAGGGCGTGCAGAAGTACACCATCGAGCTGCCTCGCGTCCGCTACACCCAAGGCCAGAAGCAGGTCTCCGGCCCAGGCGCGATCATCCCGAGCTACACGCTCAGCGCGGGTTATGACGGCGCAGCCGGGACCACGATGAAGATCACCCGAACCGCAGCCTAACCATTCAGCCCCGCCGCCGAGCGGGGCTTTGCTTTTCTGGAGTTAACGCATGTCCACCAAGACCAAAACCCAGCCGTTCAACCTGGCCGACTTTTTCACCGTTCCTCAGGCGTCCGAGGGCAAGCCGCTGCCCCTGAAAAAGCCAGACGGAACCGAGACCGAGTACCACCTGACCGTGATTGGCGCCGACGCTCCGGCTGCCAAGCAGGCGCTGCTCGCGGCTACGCGCATCATTCGTGACGAGCGCAACGACAAGATGAGCGACGAAGAAAAGATGACCGTGAGCGAGCGCGCTAGCCTGCAGTTCCGAGTTGCGCTGGTGACCGGCTGGAACCTGCCCGTTGAGTTCAACAAGGAAGCGGTAACCGAGTTGCTGACCAACAACCCCGGCCTGGCTCAAGATGTCGAGCAGTTCAGCGGAGACCGCAGCCGTTTTTTCGCGAGCGTGCTGGTGGCCTGATCGAGCACTTCGAGGCTGACGTGAAACTGCGTGTCGTTGCGCCAGGCTCCCAGGCTTCCGTCAAGGAGCACCTGACCAAGGTATGGCAGCAGACCGGGCACAAGCCAAAGGAGCTGGATATTGCGCCGGCTCCGGAGGGCATGGGTTATCTGATAGGTCTGTTTTGGGACTGCAAGCGGACAGCGGAGCCGCTGACCTATTGCGAGGTCGAGGCTTGGTCACGGCTCACCGGGCAGGCGCTCAGTCCCGATGAGGTCTGGTGCCTGATGCGGCTGGATGACGCGCATGGGCGGGCGGTCAGGAGTTGATCGCCGCGCTTGAGGTCATGCGGTCGAAGTGAAGCGGCCGCACCGCCTTTCACGATTTATGGAGAGCACCTAAGATGGGCATTCTGATATCACGACGCGGAGTGCTGGAAGTGACCGATTTTTCTGATCTGCGAGCGGCCTATAGCAAGTACCGGGCGGCTCGTGATGTGTATTGGGATGACCTTGAAGAGAAGGTCAAGATCCTGGTTGATGGCTTCAGTCAGTACGTGGCGCCTGAGCGACCATTCTTTATCGACCGGGATGGCACCAAAAAGCCGTATGTCCAGATCGGGAAGGCCTACGGCGCCACCTTTGAGCCGGTGCGCAACGCCAGCCAGCTTGACGAGGAAGGCATGGGCCTGCAGTTCACGCTCGCCGTATACATCGACGAAGACCCCGACTCTCTACCGAAGGAAGGCTTCACGGTCGACGTGAACATGCGCAAGGCTGACGGTAAGTATCAGTTTAAGCTGCGCACCTCGGCAGGCTCCCGCGCCGTGAACATCCCGGCATCGTTCGGAGAAGTCGAGCGCGCTGACCTCTACGAGGCGATTCTTGGCGAGATCATGCGCCTTCTGAGTCCGGAGAAGTTCGGCTAACCCACCCATCGCCGCACTAAGCATATCGGCTGGCCTTCTGCTACATTGGCCCTTTCTGACAGGGAGGGGTGGGGATGAAGCAGTACGGACCAAGGGACTGGGCAGCGGGAGCAGTCGTCGGCATTGCCATCCTTGCCCTGGCTATATGGATCAAAAGCAGCCCTGGCACAGGCGATAAAATGTGTGCGGATAAAGGCTACGCATGGGTTATGGCCGGCAAGTTTGTCAAACAACGGCTGAAATCACCGGATACAGCGAATTTCCCTCATCAGCCCGATTCGTATAGCTACTCAGGTGAGTGCCGGCATTCGATTGTTGGTACGGTCGATTCCCAGAATGGCTTCGGAGCGATGATTCGCTCAACGTTCAGCGTAACCATGATATATCGACAGAAAGAGGACAAGTGGAAGGCTGAAAACCTGCAAATCCACTGACTCTAGCTAGAACACAACGAACCGCCTACGGGCGGTTTTTTTATTGCCCACGGAAAGCCCGCCACTATGCGGGCTTCGTCGTTTCTGGAGATCCGAAATGACCGAAACAGCTCGGCTAGTTATCGCGGTCGACAGCACCAAAGTAAGTCGTGCTGATTCTGCGCTGCAGAAGTTTGGGCAAACTACGACAGCGGTAGAGCGCCAATCAGACGCTCTGTCGAGCGCCGTGTCTCGCCTCGCTGGCCCGCTTGCCGCACTGACTGCCGGCGTGAGCATCAAAGGCTTGATCGACATTTCGGACAACTACGGCCAGATGGCCGACCGAATCCGAATGGCAACCTCTTCCGTTGAAGAGTACGCAATGGTCCAAGATCGACTGCTCCAGTCGGCCAACAAGACCTATCGCCCTCTGGTCGAGGCGCAAGAGCTATATATCCGCACGGCCGATGCCATCCGCTCGCTGGGCTACGAGACCTCTGACGCACTCGATATCACCGACAGCTTCAGCTATCTGCTGGTCACCAACGCTGCGTCCGCCGACCGGGCATCGTCTGCGATTAACGCCTACTCCAAGGCGATCCAGACCGGCAAGGTGGATTCGGAAAGTTGGCAATCGCTACTGGCCGCCATGCCTTCTGTGGTCGAGACGCTGGCAAGCGAACTGGGCAAATCCTCAAACGAAATCCGGGAACTGGGTATTACCGGCAAGCTGGCCCTGGCTGATCTGAACGAAGGCCTTCGTCGCTCGGTAGACGAGACCAAAGCCGCCGCTGATGGTATGGGCACTACGCTCAATGACGCCATCATTCGTGCGAGCAATAACTGGTCGGCATATCTAGGACAAAGTGAAAAGGTAACCGGCGCCTCGCGGATCATGTCTGGCGCCCTGGATACCGTTTCCGAGAACCTTTCGACCGTTGCAGACATTGCATCCGGCGTTGCTGTTGCCGCTGTTGCTCGCTACTCCGTTGCGCTTGCTCAGAACACCAGCGCCGCGGTGCTCAACTACCGAGCTAAGCAGGCCCAAGCTGCTGAAGAACTGAAAGCAGCCCAGGCTCAGGCCGCTAGCACTGCTGCGACTCTCGCCCAAGCCCGCGCCAATGTTGGCCTTGTCGGTAGTATTGGCAGCGTAACGGCGGCCACTGCGGCCCACGAAGCGGCGCAGAAGCGGCTGGCTGTGGCGCAGGCTGCGACCATGGGCGTAGGGCGCTCAATGCTCGGGCTCATGGGTGGGCCAGTCGGTCTTATCGCTACTGTTGGCCTCACCGCGCTTTCCTTCGTCGAGTTCGGCGACAAGGCAAAGGGCGGGATGGATAAGGCCGCTAATGCCACTGAACAAGCGGCGATGCGCATCCGAAACGCCACGCGCAATCTGCTGCCTAGCGATATCGGCACGCTGAGCTTTGATGCCCTTCAGGAGCAGACCGCGCAAGTTGAGGCTCAGCTGAAATCGGCGCGTGACAAGCTCGAACAGTATCAACGCAGTTTTGACGCTGGAGCGATCAGCGCACAGTGGGTTGATGGGCAAAAAGAGAAGGTCGCAGCACTTGAGGGGGCGCTCTCCAAGCTCAAGGGCGAAATGGATGGCGTCCGCTTTGCCAGCGACACGGCGGGCGAGTCGTATGCCAACAATCTTGAGCGGCAGGCTGTTCTGGTTGGAAAGGTGACCGAAGAGCAGCGTCTGCGCGCCATGGTCGAAGCAGGCTACATCAAGCTGAGCGAGAAAGATCTGGCGTTAGCGATTGAGCGCGCAAAGCGAATCGACGCTGTCACAGCTTCGCTAAAAGGCTCGACTAGCGGAGTAAATGAGCAAGCCAACGCCTACCAAGCCCTGTACGACCGGCTCTATCCGGCAGAGGCGGCTCAGCGTCGATACACGGAGGAGGTAGACCGTCTCAAGACTGTTCTGAAGGGCAACGAACTGGCCGATGCCATTGCCCGCCTGAACGCCGAAATGCTTGAGCCCGGCGCCGACGCCACCGGCCCGGCCGATGCCATTGCTGAATACAGGAAAGAGCTGGAAGCCCTCGAAGACAAGATCAATCCGGCTGGCAAGGCGGCGAAGGACTTTGCGGCTGAGCAGAAACGCCTTCGCGAGGAAATCGAGCGCACTGGCGACCCGACCGGCAAATGGACCGCGCTGCTGAACGAAAACGAACGGCAGATGCGGGAGAACACCAAGGTCACGAACCAATGGACCGAGTGGACCGAGGGCGCGCTAGACCGCGTTGATGCAGCCTTCGCCGACGCCTGGCGCAACATCGGAGACGGCTTCTCATCGTTCCGCGACAGCCTGACGAATGCCTTCAAGCAGATGCTGGCCGAACTGGCTCACATGGCCATTACCAAGCCGATCATCATGCAGATCGGGGCGTCGCTGGGTATTGGCGGTGGGGCAGGGCAAGCCGTAAGCATGATGGGCGGCGGCTCGGCTGGCGGAATCAACTACGGCCAGCTTGCCAGCTACGGCCAGTCAGCCTACAGCGCGCTTACGGGCTGGGGTCAGGCTGCTTACACTGGCTGGCAGAACGGCGGCGTCACCGGCGCCTATAACGGCGTCACCGGCTACTACGGCGACATGTTCTCTGGCGCGTATAACACCGTCTCCGGCGCACTCGGCTACGGAAATGGCGCCAACATCGCCGGCTACACCGGGCAGGCTTATGCCAACTGGGCGGCGGGCGGTTCGCAGGCCATCGGCGCATCGCAGGCAGGTTACACCGGGGCGCAGTATTCGGCATGGGTTGGCCAGCAGAACGCCGCCGCTACCGCCGGCACATACGCACCTTGGCTATCCGCCGCATCCGGCGCGTACATGGGATATCAGCAGTCCGGCGCGAAAGGTGCCGTGGCTGGCGGTGTCGGCGGCTGGGGCGGTGCCAAGCTCGGCGCCTCGGCGGGTAGTTACTTCGGCCCAATCGGAAGCGCTGTTGGCGCAGTAATCGGCGGTATTCTTGGCGCCACGGTTGGCTCCAGTGTGTTTGGTGGCGACTGGGAAACCAGAAACTCAGGCTTGGCGTTCTCTGCTAAAGATGGCGAGTTCATCGGTCAGGCATACGAGGATCAGAAGAAGAAAGGAGGCCTTTTCTCCAGCGACAAGAAGCGCACCCGCTACAGCGCCTTGGACGAAGAAACGGCTACCGCCCTGCAAGAAGCCTACGACGCCACAGAATCTGGTGTCTCCGACCTGCTAGCCCGCATCGGCGTCTCGGTTAACGACGGCGCTTACGCTGGCCTGGAAATAGCCCGCCGCAAAATCTCGACCAAGGGTAAGACCGAGGAAGAGATCAGCGCGGCTATCGGGGAATGGTTCGAGTTTGCCGCTGACCGCATGATCGCGGAGATTGACCAAGGCATCGGCGGGTTCGGGTATTCGCTCGAAGAGCTGACCCAGCGAATCAATGTGTTTGAGGGCGTCAACGACTCGCTGGAGCTGATCAATGTTGCCGTGCTCGACCTGTCGGCGCACTCGATGGAGCTTGCCAACGGCATGGCCGAGGCGGCGGGCGGGATGGACGCGTTCTCTGCTGGGATTTCAGCCTACTACGGCTCGTTCTTCTCGGCCGCAGAGCAGCAGGACAAGGTTTTTGCCTCGCTGGTCGAGACGTTCGAGGAAGCGGAGCAGGTATTGGCCGCATCCCGGCAGGACTACCGCGACATGGTCGAGGCCATCGACGTAACGACTGAATCGGGGCGCGAGCTGTTCGCCACGCTGATGAGCTTGGCCACTCAGGCGGATGCCTACTACGACATTCTGGAAGCGCGGGCGGCAGAGGCCATCAACGCAGCCGGGAACGCGTTCAGCGGGCTACAGGCGGCTATCAACGCCGAGGTGGGGCAGCTACAGACGCAGTACCAAGCGGCTCAGGCCAGCGCTAACGGGCTGCTGCAGCTGTCCAATTCCCTGCAGGCGGCTCTGCGCTCGATGCGGATGGATACCGACCAGTTTGATCGGATGCGTCGGCAGCAGGCGCAGGCGCAACTGTCCGCAGCGCTGGCCGTGGGGCGGGCCGGCGGCTCGCTCCAGGGCATGGACCTCTCCGACGCGCTGTCCGAGTTGGGCCGGGCAAATACCGATCTGTTCGGCTCGTTCGAGGACTACGCCCGCGACTACTGGCGCACGGCCAACGACATCAATTCGCTGGACCAGTTGACCGGCAAGCAGCTAAGCGTCGAGGAAAAGACGCTGGCCGCCCTGGAAAACCAGTTCGCCTACTTCGATCAGATGCTGCTCGATGCGCAGAACCAACTGAACGCCTTGATGGGTATCGACACCAGCGTCATGTCCGTAGCGGCAGCGCTGGCGAACTTCAGG